GACACCACCTAATTAAATTTTCACGCCCCATTTATAGATTTTATGAAAAAAAAATTATTTATATAAGAAAAGTATATATAAGAAAAAATATAAAGGGGAAGTATATTATATGATATATAATAACATGGAAAAAGAAAAATTCTTAGAGAGAGTTAAAAATATACACAAAGATTATAATTATAAATATTATATAAATGGTGATGTTAAATCACACGATTATATAGAAATAAAATGCAGGGATCACGATAATAGATTTAAACAAAAAGTTTACACACACCTAAATGGATCAACTGGGTGTAAAGAATGCTACACAAATAAAATAACATCAAAGAATAAAATAACTAAGAGTGAATTTATAGAAAGAAGTAACAGGAAACACGGAAACATATATGATTACACAAAAGTCAATTTAATCGATAGCAAAACAAAAGTGGAAGTTGTTTGTAAAGAACACGGATCATTTTTCCCAACACCATCAAACCATATGATGGGTAGTAAATGCCCGAAGTGCTCGATAATTAATAAATCTGAAAGTCAAAAAATTACATTTGTGGAATTTATAGAAAGATCTAACAATATATACCATGGTCTTTACCAATACACAAAGCCGGGAATATTTGATTATAAATCACCGATAAAAGCAATCTGTAAAAAACATGGGGAGTTCATATTAAATCCAGAAAGACACATAACCAAAGGCCAATGTTGTACATTATGCACAGAAGAAAGAATAAAAATATCAAAGGATGAATTTATAGAAAGTTGTAATAAAATACATAATTATAAATACAATTACGAATTAGTAAACTATAAAACACTAAGAGATAAAGTTAAAATAATATGTCCATCTCACGGCATTTTCGAAAAAAATGCAACACATCACATACATAACAAAAAAGGATGTCCGGAATGCTCTAGATTAAAAAAATTATCAATGAATATACATGAATTTATAAAAATATCAAATAAAACATTTAATAATAAGTATGATTATTCAAAATCAATTTTCAAAAATAAAAAATCAAAAATAGAAATAATATGTCCACTCCACGGACAATTCTCAAAACGACCAATTGAACATATTAATGGTTCAGGATGTCCTATATGCAAGGAAAGTAAAGGTGAAATTAAAATAAGGGAATTATTAAATAAATATAAAGTGAATTTTATATCACAAAAGGAATTTGAGGGGTGTGAATATAAAAAAAACTTAAAATTTGATTTTTATATACCCAAATTCAATTCTTGTATAGAATATGATGGACCACAACACTCGGAAATAATAGAAACATGGGGTGGTATCAAAAAGTTAAAGGAAACACAAATAAGAGATAATATTAAAAATAAGTTTTGTACCGATAATAAAATAGATTTATTGAGGATAAAATTCACCGATTATAAAAACATAGAAAATATATTAGCAGAATATTACTCTCTCACAGAAGCAAAAAAGGCGAAGCAACCAAAGGTTAAAGTTTATAAGAAAACAAGAGAAAATAAAATAAATGAACTAATATCCAAGTGTCAAATAACACACAATTTTAAATATAAATACATTATAAATGTAAATGAATATAAAAATATAAACTCACATATAGAAGTTTTGTGTCCTATACACGGTTCCTTTATACAAAGGGCATATACACACTTAAATTACGGAATAGGTTGTAAAAAATGTGATGAATTTAAGTATATGAATTATATATCACATTTCTTAGATGAAAATGACATAAGGTATTATAAAAACCACAACATAGATGGTTTAATATTTAATTATTATCTACCAAAAACAAGAACAATAATAGAATTTGATGGTAGACATCATTTTGAACCAATAGATGAGTTTGGGGGATTAAAAACACTAAATAGGATAAGGGAAATAGATAAAATTAAGAAGAATTACTGTGAAGATAATTATATTAATTTAATTAGAATAAAGTATAATAAAATAGATGATATCTATCAAATACTTTGGGAAAATCTTAAAAGATAATTAAGGTCTAAAAGCCCACTTTTTCAATACTTCAAAAACCTCACCCATACCAAAAGAGTAACTAGAAGAATATTCTAAAAATTCTTCCTTAGTCATACCTTTAGCAATCTCATCATGAATATCTATTTCTAATTTATTGATTTCATCATCCGACCATTGAAAATTCTCACTAACTAAATCTCCAGTTGGTTCTTCTTCAACAGTACCAGGTATTTCTAAATATTGATCTAAAATACCTTTAGTAGTCATATCATCTTCCCAATACCAAGCTTCTCCATCAAGTAATGCAACTTTATCATCAGAAATTAATTTTTGTAAAGATGTGTTATCTGTAAATGCGTTAACATCCTCATCAGTTAAATTTACCTTAACAGAACCCGGTATATTTTCACCTGGTTTCTCTGCTTTACTTTCGTTAAATTGACTCCACTTTTTAATCATCTTTCTTTATTTATTTTTATCAAAATCATTTATCATATCCAAAACTTCCTTAAAAGCTTTTTTTCTACCAGATTTATAAGCATTTACTGTACCACCATCAGAGACACCTTTGTAGGCATCATCAAAATCCCATAATTCATAATTTACTTTCTTATTTAGACCTTCTTTAACTTTCAAATTTAAAATATGTAATATTGTTTCTTTATCTAATTCTGCTGATAGATTCTCATCAATTTTATTACTCTCAAGTAAACCTCTTAATTCATTTACTAAATATCCAGGATCTTCATCATACTTCCCACCACTCCAATCATCTAACAATCCTTGAAGTTCAGGAACATTACTAACTGTCTTCATTTTATTCACAGGTTTAGACGCTTCTTCAATGTCTTGTTTATCTACTCCCGCCGCTGGAAATGATTGCATCTCCTGAAAGAAGTTCAATAAACTATAATCACTATTTGATTCATTAACGAATTGTTTCCACTTTTTAATCATAATTTCTTAATAATTTTTTTAACATATCAGTTGGCTCATCATCAAAATAAATTGATTCTATATAACCTACTCTATAATCATCAATACCATCATACTCACCATCGGCACCAGTTATTAAATTCAACAATTGTTGACTTTTACTACCTACATATTCTTCGTCCAAAGAAGCACCTGTCTCATTTTTAAATGCTTCTGGTGATTCATATTCTTTCCATTCTCCTGATTTTGATTTTTCAAATACCTTACCCTCTGTTGTTACAAGTATAATACCTGTACCAGATAATAAATCTTCTAAGAATACCGGAACATTAATACCATTTTCAAATATTTCTTTCAAATCATTGATAGTATCTAATCCCTCACTCTCTAATTCTTCGTTAAATTTTCTTAAATATTTCATAATTATAATTATCTTTTTCCTGTTCTGTATTCTTCGATGATAGTATCAACATCCCTACGTACCTTCTTCCTACTAACACCATATAATATTGATAATGTATCTTCACAACCTGACTGACCATCATAACTAGGATTCATAGATCCATCCATATAATCACCGTATATCTGATCTGCTATATATTTACACATTTTTTCTAAAGCTTCTTCGTAACTAGGACACTTAGATTTAGGTGGATCAAAATCATCATCACTTCTACCTATAACACCCTCATTAAATTTTATTAAATGTTTCATTATTCTATATATTAATTTTATTATTTGAATTTATGTGGGAATATGTGTCTTAGTTCATGACCCTTTGGTATATCAGAAGCTCTCATACCCATAATCTTTTTCTCAGGACAAGTATCTTTACCATCCATTAGGTAATTATTATTACAAGCCCATACTTCAATAGTTCTATTAAATAGTTGACCTACTTGAAAAGGGAATCTAATATTTGGTAATTTTTCGATTCTTGTTATTTTACCATCAGGAGTTTTAAACACAGAAAAAACCATATGTCTATTTCTCTTATTAGTAAAAACTACCTCTCTTTCTGGTAAATTTCCCTCATTAAATGTTTTCAAATGTTTCATTATTTTAAATATGACATATCTTCTTTTGTTAAGGCCGAGAATAAATCTACTATTTTACCTTTGATTCCACCTAAATCACCTCTGATATCTTCTATCATATCAATCAATTCTTGTGGTAATTCATTTTCATTAACATTTAACTCAGCCATCATATTATTAAACTCACCCACACCATATTTACTCGATCCTAAAGAATCATGTATATCACCAAATTCTCCGTGTTGATCTATATATCCATTGTAATCAACATACTCACCAGAATTCTCATCCCAAGCTTCATTAAATTTTTTAATAGCCATAATATTTATATTTCTTTTTTGTATATATTAAAACAAAAAACCCACTTCAAAGAAGTGTGTTTTTGTTAAAGCTGGATAGACTTTATCTCATTGAAGAGAGCCTTTTTGTCGACCTCCATCAACTTCATAATATCGAATACTTTATCGGAAAATCCGGCTAAAGCAAAGACATTATTTTCTGGGAACTGCAATGTACCATACCCAGCGAGATCCCAAGAATAAACGAATGGTGTAGCACCAAACATATTCTTATATTGGTTAAATTCATCAGATGGTGTAGTATAACCAACCCATCCTTGCATATCTGAAAGAATTATTATTCTATCATACTTCTTGTTAGCAGTTGTGAAAATTGACTTAAAGTTTGTTCCACCACCAGCAAATCTAAAACCATCTCTAATAGTTAACACAGAATCCATTGGATTATATGCCATATAGTTAGCTTCTCTAGCAAATGTCATAACATCACAGTTATTAACCTTTGATAGAATTGCACCGAATAAAGAAGCCGTGTCAGATGCTATACCCCTCATAGAAGCTGAAACGTCCATAACTACAAGTGTTTCTCCTTCGAACTTAGGAACGTTAGCTACTGATATATCAAGTGCTTGATTAAGAGCAATAAGTACATCTCTGACATCCTTAGAAGAACCAATCTTATTGATTTCCTCATAAGCCGTAGCGAAACGGAATGGAAGAATTCTTGACTTCTTGATTAACTTTTCATTAACTAACATCTCACAAGCTTCCTTAATAGAAGTAGGTGATTGAGTTATAATATTTCTCAAGTTTCTCAAAAGAGCGAAATATCCAATCTTACCAGTTGAGATTAACTCTCCCCAAGCATCTGATTTTAATTTTTCCAAATCTTCCTTAGAATCAGCCTTTTGACCAGCTTCAGATAACTTAGCTTCCCAAGTTTGTGTGTTTTTCAACTCACCTCTGATAAGTGACTCAAGCGCTTCTTTATTTCTAGAAGTCGGAACAGGGTGAACTAAGTTCACAATATCAACTAACTTCACTTCCTTATTCTCACCTTTATACTTAGATAGATTATATCCATCAAATTTATCAAAAGCCTTCGCAAATCCCTTCTTCAAAGCATTTGGAAACTTTGGATTATCTTTAGATGTTTTGTTTTCTAAGTAGTAAGATAATATTTCTGTCATATCATCAACACGAACAACCACTTTCTCGTAGAAATCCTTAGCCCACTCTTGACCAGTAAGTTGTGAAGTCAATTCACCAGCTAAAGCGTGAGTAATACTTCTCATCCCGAAACGGTCACGAGCAAATATAGCAGCTTTCGCAACAAACTCTTTATCCTTAACCTTCTCAGAAATATTTTTCAAATCTACTAAAGAATTACCACCATCTCTATAAAATTGAGTATTAACAAATGATGTTAATAATAGCGAAACCAACACTAACTCATTAGATTGTGAATAAGATTCCCCACCAGCTAAATTGGAAGTCTTTGTTATTGCCTTTGGCATTGTTGTGTTAAATTTTGACATAATTTTTATTTTTATTTAATTTTTAATTCAAAAAAAAGACCAGACTCTCTACATTTGTAGTTAATCTGGTCTTTTATATAATATTTGCAAACAAGAAAATTTAGCCGAAGCGCTACGAAGATTCGTGAGAATATTCGCCGATAGTTTAAGTGACCATCTCACTTTGACCTTTACGTAGTCACTCGGACTTTTTCACCTCAACTACTTTATAGTGTTTTGGTAGATTCGCTGTCGCTAATCACTTTTTTTCATAGTTGATCATTTAGATCTCGAAGTATCTCAAACTATCGCTATGTTTGCTTATTATAATAATAGACCAGAGGAAGTTATCAAAGAGTGTGTTTTTAGAATTTATATTTCGAAGTAACTCTTTAAATCACTACTGGTTTTTTATTCGTTTCTAATTTCTATATGTATATATCAACCTCTAAAATTTCATTTTTTTCGAAGGTGGATTGTTTATAGCAAAAAAAGGGAGAAGTTAAAAATCTTCTCCTTTTTTTTAATTATATATGTTATGCTCCACAAGACAAACAATCATCTGGATTATCAAGCGAACAAGCTATTTCATCCATTTGCTCCTCAATAGATTTCTTATCTTCTTGAACAGTGAATTTAACAGCATCCGTTGCTGATTTATTTCTCAAATAATAAATACCAGTTTTAAGTGAGTACTTCTTATCTCTAAAGAATCTTGGTTTCCCATCTTCATCATAAACGATTTCGATACCTTCACCTTTTGGTAAGATTGGTTGTCCTTTATCATCTAACATAAAGTTTCTTCTTCCCCAACCGTAGAAGTGCATTGCTGTTAATTTAGCAAAATTCGGAGAATCCATAAAGATATTCATTGATTGTGTTTGGTCAATAAAGGCTCCTCTATCAGCCGCCATATCAATTACATCTTTTTGTTTAATCTCATAAACAGTTTTAAATATTTCTTTAATATTCGTTGGTACTTCTGGTATGTTTTGAACTGAACCATTCTCAGAAATTATCTTTCTTCTTAACGAATCATCCCAAATTCCTAATTTAACCAATTCTTTAACTAAATATTTATTAACCATAATGAAAGTTCCAGAAAGAACACTTCTAGTGTACATATTTGAAGTTTGACCCTCACAAGATGCTTCGTTACCCAATATATTAGCCGTTGATGCTGTTGGCATTATACAACCAGTTAATGAGTTTCTCACACCAAATTCTAAAATCTCAGATCTTAGTTTATCCCAATCCCATCTCTTTGTCGGAACAACACCCCACAAATCAAATTGAAATTTACCCTCTGATATCGGAGAACCTTTATAAGTAGCGTATGGTCCTTGTTCTTTAGCTAAGTCACAAGAAGCTTTCATTGCCGCGAAGTGAATCGTTTCAAATATCTCTCTGTTTAATTCTTTAGCCTCATCTGAATCATATGCTAAGTTTGTCATAAAGAAAACATCAGCCAATCCCTGAACACCCAAACCAATTGGTCTATGTAATAGGTTAGAAAATTTAGCACCCTCTGATGGATAAAAATTAACATCAATAACATTATTAAGGTTAATAGTAGCATTGTAAGCCACATCATATAACTTCTTATGGTTATAAGTTTTATTCTTATTCACAAACTTTGGAAGAGCAATAGACGCTAAGTTACATACAGCAGTTTCATTAACATATTCTCTACCATAAAACTCACCCAAATCTAAACTCTCAAGTAATTCTTTATTCTTCAATACTTCCTTTTGAATCTTAGTAATACCAGTAGCTTCAACAATCTCAGCACATAAGTTAGAAGATCTAACAATACCAATATTTGATTGATTTGATTTCTCATTAATAGCATCTTTATATAAGATATATGGTGTACCAGTTTCTATTTGCGATTCAAGTATTTTATTCCAAACTTCTCTAGCCTTAATAACTTTCTTATATCTTCCTTCCTTTTCATATTTCAAATACAATTCACGGAATTCTTCACCATAAGTTTCATTCAAACCAGTACATTCATGTGGACACATCAAAGACCAATCCTCATCTAAATCAACTCTTTCCATAAATAAGTCATTCATCCACATAGCCAAGAATAAATCTCTAGCTCTAATCTCATCTTTACCTTGATTCTTACGAAGGTCTAAGAACTCCATAATATCAGAGTGCCAAGGTTCCATATAAATAGCAATAGAACCTTTACGTTTTCCCCCACCTTGATCAACAGCTCTTGCAGTCTCATTAAAAATCTTCAAGAATGGAATAATACCATTTGAAGTACCATTAGTACCAGCGATATATGTTCCTTTACCTCTTACTTTATTAAAAGATATACCAATACCTCCGGCGTTCTTTGATATTTGAGCTGATTCTTTAAGAGTATTAAATATTCCCTCAATTGAATCATCTTCGGTATCTAATAGAAAACAAGAAGATAATTGTGGTCTACCTGTACCGGAATTAAATAATGTTGGTGTAGCGTGTGTATAATATCCTTCTGATAGGTAGTTATATGTTTCAATAACCTTATCAATATTATTACCCCAAATTTGTATTGCTGTTCTCATATACATATACTGAGGTCTTTCAGCTACAACACCATTTAATTTCAATAGATATGATTTCTCAAGTGTCTTAAATCCAAAATAATCAAAATTATGATCACGAGAGTGAACAATAGCAGAATCTAATCTACCCTTATGCTCATTTACAATATTCTGAAAAGAATCAGAAACAATAGGAGATAATCTATTTGTTCTTGGATCAATATAATTATATAAGTCTGAAACTGTCTCCGAAAAACTCTTCTTAGTTTCTTTGTGTAAGGTTGTTATAGCCAACCTAGCTGCTAGTATAGAATAATCTGGATGTTTAGTCGCCAAAGACGCTGCAGTTTCCATAGCTAATCTATCAAGTACGGAAGTTTTAATATTAGGAGCCACTCCAGCAATTACTTTTTGAGCTACGTCAAAAGGAATTACCCACTTCTGGTCTAGTTTGTAAGTTTGTTGAGTTATTCTATCAACAATCTTATCTAACATTACCGGCTCTTTCTTCCCATTTCTTTTTATTACTTTTATCATTGCTTTTTATTAATTATTTTTTGTTTTTTATATATTGATGTTTTACTTACATTAAAAAGTACAACATTTCATTTTTATAAGGTTTTTTATATTAAAGTTTTTATCTTTTTTTATAAAAATTTTTACAAAAAGTCTATGTTGTTTAACTTATTTAAGTTATACTTGAATTTATTATTTAAAATTTGTGTTATCTGATCTAGCTCAATCGTGAAAATATTTTCATAAGAATCTATCTTGTAACATGAATTTTCATAATCTGTTTCCAACACAACTCCTGTTATTACTTTATCATCACCAAATTCATCTTCCCACATGAATTCAATTTCAGTTCCTTCATAAATATTACGATTTATGACATCTTTTGATTTTTTGTTTTTGCCAATATGGTCTTCAAGTTCTTTTAATATCAAATTTCTCCATTCGTTATCTAAAAGCTTAAACATATTAAATATATTATCTGAAAAATAAACAGACAACTCATTGAACAATTCAATATTGGTAAAACTCTCTTCTTTAAGATGTGATTTCAATAAAGCGTAGTAATTATTGAAATCAACTTTAGAGGGTTTTCTTCTATTATTCAAAAAATTTATACTAGTATGTTCATTTAAAATATCATAAACACTTTCTTTAACTTGCTTCTGTCTAACATACTGCTCGTTATCAATAGATTCAAAATGATATTGTGATGATTTATCAACCTCAATACTATCTGGATAGTATCCAGAAAAACTATCAAAGTCATCATCAGCTAAAGGTTCTTTTTTACTACCCTTAAATATAGAGTCATATTTCAATGCGTGTTTACCTTCCTCTTTATGTTTAGATAAAAGAACATCTCCCTCTTTCTTCTTATCAGCATCACCCGACTCTTCAGCATCACCCGACTCTTCAGCATCACCCGACTCTTCAGCATCACCCGACTCTTCAGCATCACCCGACTCTTCAACGATGTCTAATTTATCATCATCATTTATTTCATCATTCAACTCATCATCGAATTCTTCATCTTTCTTTTTAATCATAGATTTTTTTCATTTTTATTGATCGATAAATTGATCATTTTCAAGAGTCAAATATGTCGAATTCAAATTCAACCTTATCTGTGATTTTAAGAAATCACCATCTCTTTGTTTTAATAACTTAAACCTATAAAGGTTTTGTCTTTTCATTTCTTCCGTTCTGATAATAGCGAAGAATGTATCAGCAGTTTCGGCTATCGCCTTAGACTCAGGAACACTCTCTAATGTTATATCAGATGATCCCCAAGCATCTTTAGCTACTTGAACACCGGTGATAACAGGACACATATATTTAGCTCCCAGTGCTCTCAGACCCTCGGCTAATTGTTTACCTTTAGAGTATAAGTTATCAGATCCGATTCCTTTAATAGGAGCAATTAATGTTATATAATCAACAACTATCATGTCTATCTTAATACCTTTCTTTTCTTTCAATCTTTGAATATAGTTATCAAAGTCTGAAATGTTCGCGGTACCAGCAGCCCAAAATTTAGTATAAATTTTACCGACACTCTTTTCAAAAATATCACCAACCCCCTCAGTTTGACTCAAAGCCGCTATTTTCTTTTTAATTAAATCAGTATCCTTTGATACATTATCATAATCATTGATAGGAATCTTCAATCTCATAGCACCAAGTCTCTTCATAACTTTTCGCTCACTCATTTCCATAGTTATATATAGGACGTTAGAACCCATATTAGCGGAATGAACAGCAAAATTTTGCATCCATAGTGATTTACCACCATTAGTTTCAGCCATTATCACATTTAGTGTTTGAATGTCCCATCCACCACCAAGCATATGATCAATTGTCTCAAATCCACATTTAACTTTAAATTTGGAAGAATCTTGTATGTGATTTTCAGCATCATCAAAATCGGATCCTAAATCATCATCTTGAATAAAATTTAAACTTGACATATCATCAACTATACATTTTATTCTATTTGCTGCTTCAATCGCTTTATCAAAATCAGATATATTATCAAGACCTCTTGTCTCATCTATTATATCAACAGTACCAGTTTTCAACCTATTAGAAAGTACCCAACCATTAAAATTAGGTTCGATGAAATTCTTCTCATCATATTCTTTAAGATCTACTTTTAGTATTGATTTTAAAATATCTTTCGTGATATTACCTTCTTTATCTTCTAAAGAAACCATATCTAATATTTGTCTTGGGCTTGGAATGTCAGGGTCTTTACCACTTAACATATAATTTCTAATTACCCCATAAACAAATTGGATTTCTGAATTCCTAAAGAAGAACGGTTTTACGATCTCGAAAAACTTCTTGTTGCTTACAACGTAATTAAAATATACTTTCTCTAATTGAGGTGTAGTCATTAAATATCTTTTATTTTAATATTATATTAAATGAACTAACTAAGTTTATAATAATCCAGTATCTTAAATTAAGTTCTCATCGTTTATAGGTTCAATATCATCAAACATATCATCGATATCGGATCCATAAAGATTAAATTTTTGGATTTTTGGTGTGTCGAGTTCATCAAGGACATCACCTTTTTCTATTTTGAATTTTCCTTTAATCTTATTAATTATATAATTTATGCCATGTTTAGCAACTAATGTACCTATACCAGCAGCAAGGCCTATAAGATTTTGAATAACTGTTTCAGGAGTAAGTTCATACTTACCAATTAAATACAATATACCATTCATAACAGGAATCATTAAAGCTGTATAAGTAAACATATCAATAACACCTCCAACAAGAGCTCCTAAATGTTTTCCAATAACCGAAAATATATTAGTCACAGATTCAAAAGATTTGATAACCAATTTAACAAGGCCGTTTCCAATACCTCTCATCTTCAATTCTTCTAACATAGATTTAGAATCTTTTGTTAATAAAGCTTCTTCCTCATAATTTTTAAATTTCTTTTCTTCTAAATAAATTATAGTCAATGAACATATAGTGAGTAATACAGAAATTTCAAGAGTGACCTCGGTTGATATATTCATATTACCCATCATTGATTGAACAACGGGTATGAAAGCACCGATACCAGCACCAAATGTACCGATAAGACCACCGTGTAATTTTAAATCGTTTTTAAATTTTTTCCAATGTGTTTTCCAATCACCATCATCATCCAACTCATCATTCTCTTTTATCATCGTTTGGAATGAGTCAACAAACTCAAAGGCCATGTCATCGAAACTCACATATTCACCATATCTCTTTATACTATTCATATTAATATATATTAAAAACCACCTAGAAAAAAGGTGAAATAAAATGTTTTTTTTTAAAAACATTAACAAAAGAAGATAAATCAAGAAATTACATTATATAATTTAATATATAAGTTATAAAAAATATTAACATATATGAAATACCTAAAGAAATTTGAAAACTACGATCCTAGAGATCTTGGTAGATTTAATAATGAAGATGATATCAATCCGGAAGAAGAAAATACAGATTTAATCGATGATGTTGAAGGTATTGAAGATTTTGAAGGACAGTTAGGTTCCGTATCAGATGAAGAAGAAGAAGATTTAGAAGAAAAAGAAAACCAAAGAAAAATAAGACTCTGGGGTGACGAAGAATCACAAGTAGTTGAGAAAAAAGGCATGAACGCTGGGTTAAAAGCTTACTTAGATAAACAAAAAGGTAAGAAAAAAGAAGGTAAAGATGTTGATAAGGATGATAAGAAAGATGTTAAAGGTAAGAAAGATACTAAAGATAAGAAGGAAGATAAGAAGGAAGATAAAGTAGATACCAAAGGATTAACTGCGGGTCAAAAGAAACTTCCAGCTGGATTACAAAAAGCAATCTTAGCTAAAAAGAAAAAGAAATAATGATTAAGAATTGGTTAAAATTTAACGAAAGTGTAGAATCTAAAGAAATTGACATGGCTAAATCCTTCTTACAAAACAATGATTTAGAAGTTAAAGATATCAACTCAGGTAATGAGGGTCATGATTTAGGTAAAAAGTTCAAGGGTGTAAGTGATCCTGGGTCAGATAAAACAGCATTCATTTGGAATGGAGATGGATGGAAAAATGATGGTAAAGAAGCTTTTTATGTATATATGCCTTTTGATGAGGAAATTCTCAAAGAAATGAAAGAGAAATTTCCAGTACTTAGTGTAGGTGGTAGAAATGGTACTTATTATGAAGTAACAATAGAAAAGAAATAATTAACAGATATATAAAACAAAAAAGAGACTCAATCGAGTCTCTTTTTTTAGGCTTCTATTTTTATATTAATACGTTTGACCGCACTTTGTACCCATTGTGGTAAGAAGTGTGAACTATGTTTAATAACATCACCAAAAGAACCATCGATTATAATCGTATCACAGTAGTCAGTATTTGACCTAACTGCTCTACCACTCATCTGTATTATACCAGAAACCGTCTTCCAAGCATACCAATCCGGGTTATTACTTTGTCTCAATTTATTCTTCTGAGAAGCTAAACTAGGATAAGGAACCTTAGCGATTATTTGAAATCTAGCTCTTTCATCATCAAACGAAACACCAGTACCCATACTTGGACTAACAATAACTGTTGGTTCATCACTCTCAAAATGCATCTTTAGAACTTCATCTTTATTGGATGAATCATGGTAAACCAATCTTGGATCCTTTATTGATTTCTGTATCCAATTAGCTAATTCAAATGAATTGGTGTGTATAATACCTTTCTTACCCTCATACTTACTCAATAACTTCTTAATATATGGAATATATCTTTTGAATGTTTCCTCTTTACTCTTATATGACATCTTACCAAGAGGCATATAATATAGTGGTCTATTCTTTAATGGAAATGGAGACTCAATTGAGTAATAAGCTGCTTTCTTAATATCTAAACCATTCAACTGACAGAATAAATTCTTATCCAAAATAGTACCAGACATAAGAAAAACCATATCATAATTACTAAATACATACTTATCTAAGTAGTCATAAGCCCAAATAGGCTCTAATGATAACTCTTTTTGCCTTAACTTTTCATTATATCTAGATTCAAGCACCCAGTTATTTGGATTCTCCTTGAACTCTTTTAAGAAAAGTTCTATCTTGACTTGATACTGTCTCAAATCATTAACTAATTGCATTACCTTAACATCCGAATTTTTAGATTTAAATAACTTACTTAATTTAAGATCTCTCTTATCTTCTCGAACATTTCTACTCTTAGAACCAATTCCCTTTTCCATACTCTCAACAGTTGATAGTATCTCACTATTTAATATTCTAAGATATGAAACATACTGTTCTATGTTACGAACAGCTTTTAATTTCTTAATAAGATTCTTTTCGTCACTAAACATAAATTTCTTAATTATACCCTCTGTCATTCTAATAGAAACAAAATCAGACATAACATCATCAAAATCATGAGCTTCATCGACCACCAATACCCTAGCCCCTCTATTCTCCATCATCTTAGGATTATACATAGCGTATAATATATAAAGATAGAAATTTGTCAATGAAATACCCCCAGCCATATAAGATTCTCTAGAATTTGAATATGGACAAGAATCACAAGTAGTCTTATTAAGTTTATTAAACTCAGCACCTTGAGCACAAGAACAAGAGTATTGCTCACACTCATAATTATCTTTACCCTTTAAATCGGATATTGATTTATAAGTATCAGCATATTGATCTTGTAATATTTTACTGTTAGTTATAATATCAACTCTAGCTGTTCGGTTAACATTTTTTCGATACCATTCTGATATCATCAAAGCTAAGTGACTTTTACCGGTCCCAACTGGTAAATTAAGTAGAAAGAATTTCTTTAGAGGATCAGCATTGAATTGACCATCAATAAATTCTAAAGCTTCTTGTTGTTCTTTTCTAGGTTTGTATTTGGATAAATCTTTTTTTAGAGACATAGAATAATTTATTTTATAAAAATTATATCTTTTTTTAGACTTTAGTTGTAAAATGTACTTTTTTAAGAAGTAATATAAATATATAAGAAAACACCTAAATATTTTATGATACCGCACTTTTATGACGAATTCGGAACTTACACAACAAAAGAAGACATTGAAATATATATCGAAAATTTGATTGGTCTAGGAGAGACTGATGATAAAATCGTTTATAATAAATGTATATTTATGTTTGGTGATATGCTTTCGGATATAATTAACGAAGTTCTTTATGAGGATTAACAGATTTGAAGAATATGATACCTTATATGTATTTGATTTTGATGATACATTAGTAGAGACTCCTAGTTTTGAGGAACTAGCTCTAAAATACTTAAAGGAGAGTTATTCAGTCAAAGACCTATTAGATATTTCTATTAGAAGATCAGGTTGTAAAATCGAAGATTTAAAATGGGAAAATGGTCGCATATATCTTGACGACCCAACATATAGATATAAAGAATTTGGAAACTGGGTTAGAAAAAAATCTAGATTATATCTAGTAACTCCAAATATATTTTCACAAACAGATGAGAGTTTACCAACAGAATTAAAACCACTAATTGACCTATATAATAAGGTGGATAATAAATGTATAGTAACAGCTAGACCAGAAGTAATAAAAGAAAAGTTAATATCCGTTTTATCAAAGTTAGGAATTGAATATCCAAAATATGGATTACATATGTTACCAACCAGAATAAAAAATGCGGGTGAGTGGAAAGGTCACAAAATAGTTGAACTTGTTAAAGAAACTGGTGTTAATAAAGTTATATTCTATGATGATAATTCAAAATTTTTAAGAAAAGCAACTAAGGTTATAAAAGAAAGACTTCCAAATTTAAATTGGGAACCTATTAAGGTCAAGTAATTAATTATATCTCTCCTTCTAATTCAGCTATTTGATCAAGAATATCTTTACGTTCTTCTTTCTTAACCATCATTATTTTCTTATTCTTCTTTCTATCACCATAAACATCCTCCAACATCCTAAGTGTAGGTGATAATCTTTTTTCAAAAACACTACCGTTTACACAGACGACCATATTATCTTCAATCGGTCTACCATTAGCACACTTAGCCTTATCCTCTTTATCTTGGATACCCACAAAGTTCTCTGGTGATATATAAAATTGCCTTTGTGTAGTTGGATACAAGGAAGCAAAATCGTAACACACAACCCACTCATTCATACCCACGACAGGATCCTTAACCCATCCGCCGGCGATTGTGGATTCAGCATCACCCTTTTCTTCTTTGAATAATACTATGTTATCCATTTCACGAAATCTGTTTCTCAAAACGCCTTCTGTAATAGCTAATGAACCAAGAGCATTATTCATTTGAGAAACAACATCAACTATTCTGATTTTAGACAATGAAGAAATCGCATAAATAATAGAGATATAATTTCTTGAATCATGTATTTTTTGTACCAATACAGAATCGACAGCATTATAATACATAAATGTTTCAAAGTCATCCTCATATAGCTTCTGTAACGACCCAGTGTATTTAATCTTTTCAACACCAACTAATTTACTCGAAACGAAATCTAAAGATGATGATTCCTTTACTTTAATAGATGTATCACATATCTCATACAACTGCATATAATCAAAAATCATCCTATGAGCAGGAACTTCATATTCAGTACCCCATTTCTTATTTAATCTTTTTGTTAAAGATGAAACATTTGGATTTATGGTATATTCTTTACCATTTACCCATTTTGATATCTTTTTACAACGGTTAACTAAATACAACCAATCATATTTAAGGAAATTCCAACCAGTTAGTAGTGGCATCTTAGGAACCATCTTATGAAAGAAAGCATATAACATATCAAACTCATCTTCATATTTGACATACTTAAATTTATACTCTACACCACCAACATCTTTGAAATATTCATTGGTATTTGTTATTATTCTTTCCTGCATATCTTCCGGCATATCCTTTAATCCCAATAGAATGATTTTATCATCATAAACTATCGATATAGATAATACTCTAGTACAAGCTCCCTCCTTTATAAGGATATTATTACCATCAGCATCCTCCTTATAAATATCAGCAGCTTCTGGAAAGCCATCAACAATTTCTGTCTCAATATCAATAAAGTATATTTTAGGTAAATTAAATTCGAATATTTCTTCTCTCTCACTCTCTGGTAAACCATCTAAGAATTCATAAACAGCATATCTATCTGGGTGATTAACCTCTATTTGCTTAACATTCTTACCATCCCAAGATTTAAACTTTGGATGCTTTTGCTTATCAGTATCTTCACAAGAAACATATTTCATTGGATTATCCCAATTATAATATTTTAATTTTATATCGCCCGTCTTATCAACGTAACTTACTACTAATTTTTTACTATGTGTTAAATATTGAGTTTCGACTAACATATTCTTATTTTAATTTATTATAGATAATTTATAGAGAAAAGTTATGAAATGTTTTGTTTATCGAAATAATATGTGTATATTTATTAGACAATATATAAAGTAATTATATTAAAAATAACTTACTAAAAATTAGGTTAATTGATATATTATTCGTATATTGTAGTATATCAATTAAGATATTCATTAAAACCACTATTATGAAAGCTAACAAAATTTACTTACTAAAATTCACGAAACTTGTCGATATTGAGGATGTAAAACACCCAATATATAATGACTTTACTAATTGTTTAAATCCTGAGGATGTAAAATATGTAGGATTCACAGAAAATGATGATGTCTTTATTAGACTAAATGATTATAAAGTTGATACATTTGCTAATATTTTCACAAAATACGGATTTGAATTTGATGTTCTTGATGTAACTGATTCGGTTATTAAGGGTAAGACACAAAAAAAATATCCAGAAGTAGAGAAATTAACACCTTACCTATTTGAAGATTTTCGAGTAGAAACGACTTCGATTGATGATATACTTGATAAGATTAATGAAACTGGTATGGACTCACTAGATAAAATTGATAAAAATATTTTATCATCAACAGCATCATAAAAAAGGCATAAAAAAAGGGACTCAAAAGTCCCTTTTTTTATTTATTTAACTCCTTATGAATTATGGTCTATTAAATCCACTATCTTTTCTATTAGCAGCTGCTGGTTTTACAAACACATCTACAAATCCAGTAACACCATCGTCATAAACAACGTACATTCTACTCGAATTAGCGGATGCTTGACCGGGTGATCTGTCTTTTCTACCACCTCTTTGGATTCTTAATCCACCTTTATAGTTATTTTCACTAGCTTCTTTTTCTAAACGTTCTCTGTTAAACGAATAACCCTTTGGATTTTTATTTGCAGCTTCTTCAGCATCATCTAAAGCTTTATTGAAAGCTACCATAGCCTTATCTCTATCATCACTACTGTCATGACCAGTAAAGAACTTTCTTATTCCTTCTTCCTCTTCATTTACTGGAGAGTAATTTTCAAACGTCTTTAAATATTTCATATTAAAATATAATTTTTTATACTGTATATATTATATCCAAAAACTCGTTTCCTTGATATTTCGGGATATAATTAATTAAAGTATATATAAAGTATGAAATACACTTTTATTAAAAATCACAATCAAAATAATCCAACATAATACCACTTCTATCATTAGTAAATGTTAAATCATTTCTTTTCACTAATTGATACTCATAATGATAACCAGTCTTAAATAATGTTCTTATAAAAGGTAAATCATCATTGAAGTTAATCATTTTAGTATCTATCATCAAACAAAGTATTCTTTTATCATCTTCTGGGTTATAATTTGTCATTTCATCACCTTGGTCTTTATTAACACCTTCTTTACCATAAGCAGCAAATTTAGTTTTTAACTTCTCACCCGTATGTACCCATTCTATTGTGATATCATCACCAACTTTAACATTAGGATCTTCCTCACTTAAATAAAGTCTAATCCAAAAAAATATCTTTTGTTCTTCAATTACCTTAGTAGAAGATTCATTATCCACCTCATCTGATAATTCATCAGTATCCATATCTTTAACCTGTTCAACAAGTTTTTCTAAATATTCATATTGTTTTGCTAAATTACTCATTTATATTTTTAATTTTAATTTTTAAACCCATCTATTAATAATAAATTAGTTTGATAAAGGTGCTTTTATAACACCAGATGATTCATAATTAATAATCTTGATATTATCAAAATATAAATTATCTATCGAAATGTTATTTAATTCTATTTTACACAAACCAAATGTTTCTCTTGTTAATTGTTGTTTTACTTGATCAACATGGTTAGTATATATATGACAATCACCACCAGAAAACTTTAATTGATTTGGAACCATATTAACCTCTCTAGCTAAAAGGTGTAATAATATACCATATGATGCTATATTAAATGGTAATCCTAAAAATGAATCCACTGATCTTTGATTCCATTTAAGACTCAATTTTTTTCTAGGTACTTCTCTATCATCTAACATATCATCAGTCATATCCTGTGAATATATTAAAGACTTATTTATTGACGAACACCACCATTCCCTTCTTTCATCGTGTGTCATTTTATTAGTATAACACTGAAACCCATAATGACAAGGTGGTAAAACCATCTTATCAAGCTCTCCAGGATTCCAAGCACTGACCATAAGCCTTCTAGAATCTGGATTATTTTTAAGGTCTCTTATTAAATCGGCTATTTGGTCTACCTGAGGAACGTCCTTCCAACTAGAAGGAGAATTATGTTCCCAACCATTAACAACTTTCTTATAACCTTTCCAGTTTCTCCATTGTTTACCATAAACAGGGCCTAAATCTCCCCATTTCTTAGCAAATTCACCATCAGATTTAACCCTATCAATAAAATCAATCATAGTATCTGGCCAATCACCCTTAAATTCACTAGAATTCTTCATATAATTCTTAAAGGCATCACCATTCCAAATATTAACACCATTATCGACAAGATATTTTATATTTGTATCACCTCTCAAAAACCATATTAGCTCGTGTATTACAGCTTTTGTAAAAACTTTCTTAGAAGTTAATAACGGAAAACCCTCTGACATATCAAATGTCATTGAATAATCAAATATTGAAATGGTTCCGGTTCCGGTTCTATCTTCTTTTAATTCACCATTTTCAAGTATATATTTTAGAAAATCTATATACTGTTTATCCACACTATTTTTCATTTAATAAGTATTTTAGTTTTGTTTCTCTTATTGATTGTAATAAATATCCATTTCTATCTATAATAGAATTATTATACTCAATTGTTGTCTTAGTCAATTTAAATATTTCACTTTTTTCAACAAACTTATTCAGTTTGGATCCCCAGTCCTTGAAACAAATTGATATAATAACCTTTTTACTATCAGAAACCTCAGATATACACTCAGAAGATAAATATCCAATATCATCAATTAAAATAACATCAATATCATCAATATTATTTACCATCTTAAATAACCTAACATCATTCTTATTCACAAGGTTTATAACATCATTATCAATAGGGTTTGATATACCAGACCCATCACCATCAATAAGGCATACCGAATACCCACATTTATTTAATGTGTTTGCTATTTGATACAAATAAGTAGATTTTCCTACATTGGTATCACCAATAATTATATTTCTTAGATTATTAACCACATAGATTATAGTGGTATTATTATTTTAGTTTACAATCTCAAATATTGTTTAATATATTTAGAGTGTTCTAATTGTGTGTTAGTAGCTAATCCCATAGTAATGTGGAAACCGAAATAAGGATCACCCAATCCCATAACACTTCTTATATTTATAGCATCATCAGAATAAGCCTTTATCCACCAGTGACCTTTATCATTAGAACGTATATTTGTTGGATCGTATTGAATTGTTATTTCAGTACCATCAAACATTTTCTTAGCTTGTTTGTATATTACATCATCAACAATATCGTTAATAATAGTAAAGTGGGTTCCTCGAAGTGGTTTATTCAAGACTAGTCCAAATCTTTTTTTTAAAAACCAAGAATAGTAAGACCAAGTATCATCCTTGAACTCGATCATAACGACTTTCTTCCAGGAAGACTGCTTAGAGTGCTTCTTAGTTTTATCGATTGGATCGAATACTATTTTACCTTTTATTTCAAACATACAACAAATATAGTTATTATATTTAATATATACAAAAAAGCAGAAGTTTATAAGTATGGATTTTATAGCAATAACAATAACAAACTTAATCTGGATACTTTATTCTATGTCGGAAGGTTTACGGGAAGGTTTTTTTGAACATATCAAGAGTAAAAATAAAAGGAGTTCTGAATTTTGTGCTAAAAAAATATTCAATATTCAAAGATTTTTAGTGTTATTAACGACTGGGACATTATTAACATATACAATTGGATGGGTATCAATACCATTTATAATAGCACAAATTTTTATGTTCAAGTATTTTCATAGAATAATATTTGAACAAACAATTAAAAAATTGGATAAAAATTCAATAACAGAGACACATGTGCATTTACCACCTTCAGAACAAGATAAAAAGAAAACACCAATGGTTTTATTTGGTGTTTCTTTACAAGTGTTCATATATATATTTTTAATTTAATTATGAAAAAGAAAGCAAATAAAGGAAAATCGATACTAAGAGAGAGGTTTATAATAGGCTTTTGTAAAAAGAATGGTTGGAATTATAATGAGTTAACAACTGGACAGATGTTAATAATAGCAAATAAACCAGAATATAAAACCCCTAAATTATGATTAAAAAATGGTCAGAATATATAACTGAGTCTTTTGAAAAGGTTTCTCATACAGAGGATGATATTTATAAATATACATTAGATTTATTAGAAGATAAAATTAATGATTTATTTTTTGATATACACGGAGAATTTGATACAGTATCAGGAGATATAACACCAGGACAATCATTTGAATTGGGTGACCTTCAAGAGAAAATGGCTAAGTTAATATCTAAACAAGTTCATCAAAATCTAGGAAAAGATTTCAAAAAAATAAGATCAAGTGAAATTGATGTTAATGAATTAAAAGAACTTTCTGATGAAAGAGATTCTGTTAAGGACGGTGATGAAGTTATCGCTGTTTATTTTGATGGTGGTTATTCAATTTATAAGTTCAAAGTTTTTACTGATGATGTTGCTAATAGAGGATTAGGAGGTGATGATGTGGATGAAGGAAATTGGTATGAACTAGAAGATGCCTACCTCGTTGTAAAGGCAGACACCTATAATGATTTTGTAAGTCCAGATAAAAGAATCTGATTACATCACAATACTTCTATATTTTTTAACACTAGCACTTAATTGACTTTTAGGAACAGATCCTAATTCCGGCATCAAATCAATTAACTCAATTCTATCACCAACAACTTCTATATCATCATTAATTTTAACTCTTAATTTATGGCCATTCCATAAAATATCAGTAAATCCAGGATAAGAACCACTCACATATAACCAATTGCGTATTTCAGCTTTTTCGGATTCTATATGATTAATAGATATATACATTTTCTTCACATCTTCTTTACTCTTAAAGTATGAATAGAACTCTGTTGAGAATTTACCATCTTCTTCATACTCATGTAAATCATCATCATCATCATCAAAATCAGATATTGGATCTCTTTTAATTGGAAGTGTTTCCCAATCAATTTCACAAACAGCTTTACTTAATTTCTTCAAGAAATCCAAATCTTGGATTTCATCACCACCATGTTCATTATAATAACCAACAGATATATTAGTACACTCCGGTACAAAATCCATAAAGTTAATTGAGTCTGTTAGAACTCCAGTATCATCAGGTGAGAAATTAAATTTACCAACATTATTTAATCTAAGTGAAAGTTCAGTTGCGAATTCATCAGACGCACATCTACCATACAATTGTTCTGTAATAACAGAAGTAGTACCTCTTCTATCAAAAGATACACATTTTGTAATGTATTCAGAGAATTCAGTTTTTAACCAAGTTCCGGAAAGTGCGTTTGAACCAATACACCCAACTTCCTCTCCAATAAAGAAGTAATAAAGTCCAGGTACTTTTTTTTCGATAAGTGATAAGATAATAACCATTCCGGCTTTATCATCAGCTCCTAAAATTGTAGTCCCATCAGTACCAACAAACTTACCACGAAATACATGATTAACTCTTTCTTGTTCAGCACAAGCCGTATCAAGGTGACAAGTAAACATAGTAGATGGTTTATCACCAATCTTCAAATAGAAATTACCATGCTCATCTTCTGTATATCCCTTCGGTAAGAATTTTTTTAATTGATTTTCGGTTCCATATGGATATGTAAACTTTGTTAGTTTAATAAATTTTCGTCTAGTTCTCATATATATTTAGTTTATATTTAATAACAAATATAGGGCTAATTATCAGTTCCACCAAATATATCATTGATTTTCTTATCTCTTCTATAAGATTTTATTAAAGATTCTAAAGTTGATGTCCATTTATTTATATTATCAGTTATAAATAATTCATTTTTACCAACCGTTTTATACTCTCTTCTAAGATGATAGTCTGTAACATCATCAGTAGATTTATAGTGATATTCTTTAGCTATTATCAAATGGTCTAATCCCAATTTATCAATTTCTTTTTTCCAAATAGATATCTCAATAGGTGTTAAATGCCAAAAATCCAAAACCAACAAATCAACCCTAAATAAATTGCCTTCATTTTCTATAATATCAACAAACTCAACAAAGTTATTAAAGTGTAATTGATTATCCAAATAATATTTTATTGTATTTGTTTGTGTTGATTTATCAATGTCACTATTTTTAGGTGGAGTTAATAGCAAATAATTTCTGCCTGATAATTCTAAAAAATTAACAATATCTTTAATACCATCAGAGATGCTATTATCACCAGTAAAATAATTACATTTTTTTATTTCTATCATGTAAATTCTTTTTTCTCACATCTACCAAAAATCCGTGTTTATGTAGAAATTTTCTACCTATCAAACAAGGAAACTTCATTTTTTTTCTATCACTCAGTGATACGAAAACATCATAGGTAAGTTTACCCAGATGCATCTTCAATTTTATAGAATATCTTTTTTGATTTTTACCAAAAGAACTCTTAACACTAATAATATTAAAATCATCATATATGAATTTATTAGATTCATCACCAACCCAGAAGTATAATTTACCATCCACTTCGTTGATATCCTCAACGTGTAAAGAAACGCTATAAGCACCAGTGTCTATTTTAGAATCCACTTTTATATTTAGTTCAGGAAAAAATATTTTTTCAAATCTTCCTACTTTTTTATCCATAATATAAGATTTAAAGTATTATAGAATAATATTTATATAATGTTTAGTTAAGAACTATAAAACAAAAGCTATAAGTGTTTATATAAATAAAAAATAACTTTTTTAATGCAACAATCATACAAATTCACGTTTATAATAGGATATAGACACACAATAGATAGGTTAAACAACCTAAGAAGAACACTGGATTGGGCTAACTCCTTTTCAGGATCAGAAATTATTCTTGTAGAACAAGATAAACACTCAAAAATATCACACTTAAATTTAAGATGTAAGCATATTTTCATAAAATCAAAAATGCCTTATAATAGGTCTTGGGCATTTAATATAGGATTAAAACACTCCAACTCAAACATAATTGTTTGTGGTGATTCTGATTTAGTTATGAATCCAAAAGATTTCATAAAGGGTCTCCAGGCATTAACAGAATATGATATGGTTAGTCCATATCATTCCGTGGTTGATCTAAATCCACAGGAGTCCAATCTACCTTTGGAACAGGTTGTTAATATTAATAGACCTGGTAGAGGTGAGACAGATAACCAAAAAATAAATATTTCAGGAGGTATAGCAATTTTCAGACGAGATTCTTTATTAAGAATTGGTGGGTGGAACGAAGACTTTATAGGCTGGGGTGGTGAAGATGATTATCAAACAATGAAAGTTAAACACTTCTTGAAACACACCGAATTAAAAGCTAGATGTTATCACCTATACCATGAAAGAGTGGCTCCTGATAATAGATATTACCAAAGAACTTTACAATTATTAGAAAAAACTTCCAAGATGAGTAAAGAAGAAATACAAAAGATAACAAACGCATCTATACCAAAAATAGGAATGAAAAACAAATATGAGCACCTTGCTGTCTAATATAAAATTGATATGTAATTACACAGAAAATAATAAACCCTCTTTACCCAAGGGTGTTATTTATTATACGGATACTTTATCATCTGATGATGAGTGGATAATGAATGAACTCAAAAGAAGACATAGACAATCATCTATAAATTCTGTTCTTGCTGAAAAACAAGAAGAATATGATGATATGGATTGGTTACCGCAAGGTATTTATGATGGGTTGGATACAATTGGAACATTCTCAACAAGAATGATGTCGCAAAATGTAACTGCTAAAAAATTCATAAGTGAAGCATTATTATATAATGATATTATATCAACATTGGATACTTTAACAAGTAAACCAATGAAAAAATGTAAATTTTACACAGACGTAACTCTTAAATTAAAAAATGATAAATTTTTAACAACAAATGAACAATCAGATGCTGATTCCAGAAGAATAATCACAAAGATGACATTTATTAGTAATGTTTTATCTATGAAAAGTAACTTAGGTCCCGCTACCGCATTTATTATAGGAGATAATATAGTAGAATACTTATTATCAACATCATATAATTTTAATTTATCAAATAATTATGATGACATCATAGGTAATATAAATGGGGCTCAAGTAATACACTCAAGTAAAATAAATCCAAGTAAAGTAATCGGAGTAAGACCAAAAGGTGAGAGATGTACAGGATTAAATGTTGTTAACAATGTTAATAACGGAGATAATTATCAAACTTATTTTATAAAAGAAACACCAACATTCGAGAATCGAATTGTTTGGTTTGAGATTAGTTAGTAGTAGCTACTCTAATCTTATCATACTTTATCATAAGCTTATATAGCTTATGGTATTCTTCTGATGGATTAATAACTTCCTTTTCATACCACTTATTATTATTCATATATTCAACTAACATACCAACAGAAAAATCTTCTTTATTCTTAGGTTTCCAATATCTAACTTGTTCAACAAAAGAGAACGATATACCATCATATAAATATGAAATGTTATCTGAGTCTGTATTATACAATACGATACCTAAGGGCTTCTCTGAGCCGTCTTTGAACACTTTCTTAGCACCGGTCTCACCAAAGTATTTAACTATACCACAATCCTCTCTAAAATGGTTAAGTAAAAAAATCAAATCTTTTCTTAACTCATCATTATCAACACCAAAAGCCATCAATGAATCCTCATATTGACCTTGATAATAACCCTTTATCGGTATAATTTGATAATTTTTAGCATACAAAATTGACATAATATCATCAATCTTTTCAGATGATATCACAATATATGATATTTTGGGGTTAGTTAAATCAATCACAAAGGTATATATTAACTATTTTAGTTCACTATCATTGACTATGTATATTTTAAGAAGTTCTTCAGGGTTTAATCTCTTAACTTCAGAAAAATACTCAATAGCTATTGATAATGATTCAAAAACTGATTTACTTATAACCTCTTTTGATAATTTTGATTTTAAATAGTAAGTTTTCATATTGTATATATTATTTTGTTAAATTGAATTCATTTTCAAGTTCTTGTTCAAAGATATCATCAATAATGTCTTTATATTTTTTAGGAAAAACAATACTATCATGTACCGTTATCATTTTTATTTCTGGGTATAATACAATTATACGTCTTATTATTCGATTGAATATAAGATTCGACTCTGCTTTTTGTAAATCATAAGCCATCGTTTTATAATTACCATTATCCTTTTTATATAATTTTATAAAATTGTGTATAGTCGGGAAAGCCTTTCTAAATCCAATATCAGCCTTACTAGTAATGTTTCTACCAAAAAGAACTTTGTATGTTAATTCCTTAGCATCGTTTCTATTTTTAATACCCAATACATTCATCATGTATTGGTAGTAATTACCACTAAGTGTTAGTTCTCTAAATAATTCAAACTCTTCCTCCTTGACCCACTTAGTATCACTATCTTTTATTAATTTAGATAGGAATAATGGTTGGCTATTTTTAATATCTATCTCACAAGTTTCCTCACCATCTATCAATAAACAATTCTTTCTAATGAATGATCTAAGTATTGTGAAATTGGTGTGCATTCTACCATAGCTATCAAAGTGATAAAATATATGCTTATCATTAACACACTCAACAGAATAAACATTTCTATTATAGACATCATATTTTTCATCTTTTAATGCATCCAGGAAAAATATAGCTCTATCGAATTGAATCTCAACGGAAAAAAGGTCAGATATTAATTTCTCTCGGATATCTTTACCTATCAAATAATCATCATTATCAGAGAAGTCAATGCTATCCATTACTTTCTTTTTATATTTCTTCAATAAGACTTTATCTTTGTTTCTATATCTTCTTTGAATCTTTGATTTGATGATTTTAGCATTTAGTGAATATTTACGAGAAGATACACCTTTCCTATAATTAGAAACCATACTTATTATCTTGGTCTCAATTAGATAATTGATATAATAATTATAAAGATATCCATACTTATCTTTCAATATAGTTGCATTTATAACAAATTTATTCTCTTTCTTGAAATAATATTTTAATACCATATTATGTATGATATCGATCAAGTAAGCTGTTTTTAACTTTTCATTTTTATAATTTATGTATTTTTCTGATTCTAAGTATTCTAAAACGGATGGTAAGTATTGTAATAGGAAAGTTTTCTTGTTTAGCTTTTCAACTATATTTTTGGAAGAATCCGTACTGGATAATTTTTTTGATACCTTCATATTCTTTATAGGCGGATTATTTATCATGTTTTGTTATATTAAAAATATTATTAATCGAATCTTTTCTTGTTGTTCTTCTATTATCCATACTAAAAGGATCTAAACCACTATAATAGTGTATATCCTTAGCCATTTCACGAGTATATTTACATTTTAGTTCGCGTACTTCGGCCTTTACCTCGACAGAGGTCATTTTAATATCAATCATTATTTAAATGGAATTTTACCTGGATCAATTGGGAATTTACCACCCTTACCTTTTTTCTTCTTCTTGTTCTGACCACCAGTCTTAGAAAACTCTGAGTAAACATCTGGATAAACTTCACCCTCTCCATCAGTATCATATTGAATATCAAAGAAGTCACCGAAATCTAGTAGACCAGATCTACCTAATTCAATTTCATGTAGTTTTCCTAAATAAGTATCGATATAATCATCGATATCAACTACAAATTTATTAAATAACTTAACTGTATTCTCAGTGAATATACCAATTGGTTTCTTTCTTTTCTTGTTGAAAGATCCAAGAATAACCTTAAAAATATATTCTAATTTATCACTCTCTTTTATATAATCCTTTGTTAATTTATTACTAATCAATTCAATATTTATCTTAAATTTATCCTTATCAAAGAATTCAGGAACAACAAAGTCAAAGTCAAGTAAATCTTGTTTGACCTCCGATATATAAACATTGAATATTTTAGAAACTAAATATATGTAAACTTCATCTTTTCTATCACCTTTCAATTTAATATCTTCTAAATTAATAGATTGAGAAAAATTCAAGAAATTAATTAATATTAATGTATAAATCTCAACAAAGTCTGTATGATTATCATCACTCAACCTTTTATATAAAGGATTTAATAACTGAAATGAAATATCCTTTGTTTTACTCTTAATAATAAGTTTCTCAACATTATTTTGGAATTCATTATCCATTAAGAAAGAGTTATTAACTGATGGGTTTAATATTCCATAAAAGAAGAATGCAAATGACTTTTCACCAAAAATATACTCTAAATCATCCTCACTAGTATTAATAAAATACTTTATCGCTTCTTTCATACTTTCGGTCAAAGTACCTTGATATATAACCGGCACCACATCAACATTAAATAATCTAGAATACTCATCTAACTCTTCAATAGTAAATTCATATTTTCTAGACTTAGAAATAGCTGTAAGAACAAGATTATTCTTAGGAACTCTATTATACTCTATATTAGCAGGTTGCTCATCAGGAAAATACTCGAAACAAAACCACCATTTTTTATTTAAAAGGCTTTTTGTTCTATCATCTAATGAATTTAAATAATTGATAGCCGGATTATAATAATTTTGCATTGCTAAGTCAATTAGATTTATTGACTCATTTGATATAGATTTAGGTTTGATATTAAAATGCTTACCATCCCAATTAACCCATATTTTACTTCCCTGTATATCTTCAAGGACAATTATCTCATCGATGAATATATCATTTAATATTTCTTCATCATTTAACCCGTTTAATGTTACTAACTTGCTCATAAATTTTGATTTCTGTTTTTTATCAAAATGTATATATAAATTAAATTAATTAGTTTGTAAAAAATCCAATATTATATCTATATTTTCTTTTGTAAATCCATCTAACGGAGATCCACCAAATTTAAGGTACTCACCATAAATATCATTATATTCATCTATTGTATATATCTTAGAATCCATCTCTGAATAAATAACATTTGTGTCATGTGAATTTATGGTTTTATTCTGTAACCCCGTCTCACCATAAGCAGGACCAATAGGACCAACCAATTCAGTACCAGATATTTCTTCATTAAATTGTTTAAATTTCTTTATCATTTCGTAGCTTCTATTTTTTCATAATATTCGTCTTGTTCTTGTAATGAATACTCTTTTTTTATATTATTATAAATAATATTATATAAAAATCTATCATGTAATTGATGTGTCTCATTTCTCATAATAACATCACATGTAACAGAATCGACATTATTCTCAATACTAAGTATCTCAAGTCCAATTTTACCATCCCTATCATGTAAATCACAAATGACTTTCTTACCTCTTTCTAATATTTCTTTAACCTTTCTAGAAGTTGCATTTTTAGACAAGAACATCAAATCCTTAGCAACCTCTTCGGTAGTACGATTATATAAATCCAAAAATTTCTTTTCTTTAGTAGAAATTTTTATTTTCTTGTATATTTTTTCTAAAATTCTATTCATCTCGATTTCTTTTAAAGATTTGCGTAATACGTAGTAATTAACTAACTTTTTAAATCCCATAATAATGTATTATTTGTACATGTATATATTAAGAAGACGTATCCAGTTTTTATATATACTTTGGAAATAAAAGTTTTTTATGGATAAGCAATTATTAAAAGCATTAGACAATTTATCAGTTTCATTAGAAATGATAGCGGCAGCTCTCGATAGTAAGAAAGATGGTGCTTCTGCAACAGGCGCTGCATTAAAAGGAGGTGATTTTGGTAAGAAATTAGAAGCCATAAACGTAGGTATACAATCAATTAAAACTGATACTCAAGAAATTTTAACCAATCAGAAAACAATAATAGCTCTTTCCAAAGAGAAATCTAAGGATGTTATTGAGGAAAGTGGTACTGATAAGAAGAAAGAAAGTAGTATTAAAAAAGGTGTTGGTACTATATTACTAATAGCAGTAGCTGTTTTAGCAATAGGATTAGCGTTGAAATTAGTCGGACCGGTTGATGTTTTATCAGCTATTGGTTTAGGATTAGCTATGGTAGCAATAGGATTCGCGTTTGCTCAAGTGGCGGAAGCGACCAAAGGATCCTCATTAAAAGATATAGCTCTGGCTTCTTTAGCTATGGTATTTATGTCAATAGCAGTAGCTCTTTCATCTTACGCATTATCAATGATAAGGCCTATATCATTTATGCAAGCAATAACCGCTGTTTTTGTAGCTGGTGTATTTTCGGTAATTGCATTTGGTATTAGAAAATTATTAGGAGCATTTAAGGGTCTATCAATGGCCAGTATAGTGAAATCTGTTCTTTTCTTACCATTGATTTTACCAGCTATCGCATTAGGTATTGCTCTCGCATCATACGCATTAGGATTAGTACAACCAATAGGATTCTCACAAGTAATAGCATCTATATTCATAGCGGCAATATTCGCAGTAGTATCATATGGTATTAGAAATATGTTACAAGCATTTAAGGGAATGGGTACCAAAGATTTAATACAAGCATCTATTTTCTTACCATTAATTCTACCAGCTATCGCACTAGGTATAGCAGGAGCATCATACGCACTCTCTTTAGTACAACCAGTGGGTCTTATGCAATGGTTTACATCAGTACTTATAGCAATATTATTTGTTGTTTTATCATTTGGGATGGTAAAAATAGTTAAAGCAATGAATAAAATGGAATGGTCATCACTCCCTAAAATACCAATATTCTTTACATTGATATCAATAGCGATTATGGTATCATCACACATTTTAGCATTAACCGCTGATATAAGTTGGGGACTAATACTTAAAATAGCAGCAATTGGTGTATTAATGGCCGGTCTTACTATTGCATTAGTCGGACCAATGAAGGTATTAAGTAAGATGGGTGTTGTTGATCTATTAAAAGGTGGATTAGCAATTTTGATTATAGCGGTAGCAGTAATGGTAACATCACACATTTTAGCATTAGGTAATTATGATACATATCCAGGTTTAGATTGGATAATCGGAGTAGGTTTAAGTATGGTAGCGATGGGTGTCGCTGCTGTACTCTTAGGATCGTTTGTATTTGGTCCACAAGCACTAGTATTTTTAGCTGGTTTAGTTGCTATACTAGTTGTAGCACTTGCTATTGTAGCATTGGATTACATTCAAGCATTAGGTACTTATGAAACCTACCCAGGTATAGAGTGGTTAGCCGGAGTGGCCTTAGCTATGACAGTTATGGCTACCGCCGCTATACTCTTGGGTCTGATGGTATTTGGTCCACAAGCACTAATATTTTTAGCTGGTTTAGGTGCTATACTAGTTGTAGCTGCTACTATAGCAAAAGTATCAGATATTCTATCCAAGGGTAAATATGATAATGCAGGTATGTTAGAATGGGCAACAGCTACAGCATTATTATATTTAACATTTACACCAATTATAATGGCATTGGGTGTCATGAGTGTAGCGGGTGCTATTATTTCATTCTTCGGAGGAGATGATCCATTTTTAGTAGCACAGGGTATGATGTTGACGATAGCAGATACAATAGTAGCCGTATCACATACTCTTTATAAGGGAAATTATAAAGGTGGTCCAACAAAAGAGTGGGCAGAAGGAATATCGATAGCATTAGGAGCATTTATGCCTATTTATAAAATGATGCAGATGAATTCTATAATGTCAATACTTGGTGGTAGTGGTGTAGGTCCTGATGATTTTACGAATGCTATCACAACGGTTTCTGATGGTATTATATCAGCCGCTGATAAATTTTCCGGAGCGAGTGACCAATTCAAGGATGGACCATCAAAACGTTGGGCCGAAGGGGTTGGAACAGCAATTGGCGCATTCGCACCAGTATATGAGGTTTTGAACAATCAAGGAGGGTGGTCCAATGGACCATCAGTAGCTGATATGGAAAGAGCTATCCGATCTATATCTTATGCTATTATAGATGCAGCGGGTATATTCGCAGAAAATAAAGCAGCATTTAAGAAAAACTATCCAAAAAAACGTTGGGGAGAAGGTGTTGGAGCAGCAATTAACTCATTTGCACCAGTATTTGAAGCTATGAACAATACGAGCTGGTATTCTTCGTCTGTTACGACAATAAAGGCAATGAGTTACGGAATTCGATCGGTTTCAAGGGCGATAGTTGATGCGGGTTGGATATTTTATGACACTATCCCAGAAATATGGAAAAAGGACAATGTTCCTGGTAAAGGTTGGGGTAAAGGTGTTGCAGAAGCAATTGGATCGTTCTCGGAAGTCTTTAATCTGATGATGACAAATGGTGGTGGATGGACTGGACCAAGCCAAGAGGAAGTAGCACAATCACTAGGATCTGGGATAAGAATCATAGCTAGATCTATAAGGAGTGCTGGAGAAACACTAGGGAGTGTTGGGAAAGAATATTGGCAAAATCATCCTGATGAAGCATGGGGTATCGGTATTCGAAAGGCGATAAATTCCTTTTTAGATATATTTTATGATTTAACTATGGCTGGATACAGCGAATACAGTTTTTCTGTGAACTCCTCAATGTTGGAGGGTGGTGTTCAATCAATGGCAAACACAGCCCGTATTCTTTTTGATAATAAAAGATATTTTGCAGTTAAACTAGATCCAAAATTTATACCAAATATAGCTACGAATGTAATGGGATTCGCAAAGTTGGGAAAATGGCTTGATGATATGTTAGTAACTACTTCAACAAAAACTACAAGTAGTAAATCAGGAGGATTTGCTGGTTTCGGTGCTAAGACGAGTACGAAAACGGAAGTGGTTAGAACTGAAAAAGATATGGGTATTATTGATAGAGTAGCACAAGCTATGGCAAACACAGCTTATATTTTTTATAAAAATAAAAAATATTTTGATGTTAAAATAGACCCTCTCTTTATAAAGAAATTAAGCAGAAATATAATAGACTATACTAGATTAGCTGAGTATTTAACAAGAGTCGAAGAAAAAGAAGGATCCTTCTTGGGTAGTGTTGCTGGCGCATTTGGATTTGGAGAGGATCCAATAATGAGAATTGCAGGTGGTATGGTTGTATTAGCGGATTCATATGATATATTAACCACCTCTTTTGAGAAATTTGGAATTGCTTTAGAAGCAATCAACATGGAAAAGCTAAAGGAAGTTAAATCTCTTCAAACTGATCAATTAGCAAATGATTTAAGTCAAATAAAAAGTGAGAATGATGGTGGATGGCACCCAATGGATGACCTCGGTAAATTTACCGGATTATGGGGTGGAGAAGATAAACCAGAATCAGTTGGTAAAAAGAATGTTAAGTTACCTAATCTTACAGATAAAACTAAGTATGGTTTAGAAGGTAGATCAATACCACAACAACTGGATTTATTAATAGGATTATTGACAAATATTGACAAATCAACAAACACAATAGATGAATTTATACAAGATGCGAGTGATGGAAAGATTCAGAATGTAGAGGAATTAAACTAATTTTTAAAATTAATGATTCACATAAACAAAAACATTATTAATGATATAACATTTATGAATAAGAATATATCACTCTTTAAAAAGATCAAACTCTTTAGATCTTATAAAAAGATTTTAAAGGAAATACAATTTGAACTAGAGCCAAAATTCAATGTTAGAATTGATAGTGCTAAGAGAATTTACACAGTACTTAACGTACCAGAAGATTTAATAGGGGAAAATTTTTCACTTAAAAAGGCAGATATAGATAAAATATCAGAAACCTACATAAAAGAATATACATCAGAATTATCAAAGTATTTATCTTCAAAAGGACTACTAGAACTTTATGATGTTTATAAGATTGATAAAGTTGATAAATACTCATACTTAATTGTTGTTGGATTTTCAATTTTTAAGTCAGATAAGTATTACAATAACTTATATTATAAAGTAATACCAACTGCTGTCGTTTTATCAACGATATTACTATTTTTATTTATATAAATAGTAAACTTTTCATATATACACCTTATAATATAAAAACAAAAACATTAAACAATGGATAGATTTTACGAACTGTCGGAAGACACAATAAGCGACTTTTATGAGATTTTCAATAAAAAGTCATTCCCTGTATCAATGAAATTTCAATTTCAAGGAGACCAGAAACAAAAAGCAATCATCAACGTGAGTAAAATACCAGATAAGTATGTAGCAATCATGGATAAGGAATTATTGATTTCAATCAATGAAGATTTATTAACTGCTTATGATGATGAATCAATAACAATTTTATTCGAACAAGAAATTGATAAAATTAATATTAACATCGATTCTGGTAAAATTAAATTAGTTAGAACAGACCTTAATACATTCTCTGGATTAGTAAACAAATATGGTGTGGAAAAAGTAGCAAGAGCTAATAAAGTTGAGGAATTGTATCAAGAGCAACAAAAGGATGCTAAAAGTGACGAAGAATTTATAGTTTAATATGGAAAACAAGATAAAACAAGGTGAAAACCTAGGATATAACTACATCAAAGCTTTAAGAAAAAAGTATGAAGCAGAAATGGAAGAAGCAAGAGCTAACCTTTCACTATATGTAAACAACTTAGTAGCTATAGGTGAACATTCTGATTTAATGGATGAACATGATAAATGGATTGAAAAATATACAAACTCAAAAGATAAATTAGAATCATTAAATTCAATATTTGACGAAACAATTTACACAGAAAGAGTATAATAAATATAGATAAAAAATAAATTAATTAATATGACACAAATCGAAACAAATGTTATCAAACCAGATGTTACTTTCATGGAAAATGAAATAGAACAACTGTTATTAACACCTGAAAATGAATCAGCTCTTGATTCTAAAATAGAAGAAATCAATGATTATATGATAAATAATCATGGTGAAGGTAAATCCGCTGAAGAAAAAGATGAACTTTATAAAAATTCACAAATGCTTTGGAAAGAATTGTCGGTTGTTATGACAAATGCGAAATATAATTTTCACCTAAACAGAAAACAATATAAATTCTTAACTGATTTAATTCTTAAGCATTTAGAATATGATACAAATACTGTATTCTTTGCTATCGAACTAACAGAATTATTAGGTGGTATGAAAGAAGCTAAATACACAAATGATACAGACCTAGTATCTTTTCCTGTAAACGCAACTGAGATAACATATATCTATCACTTAATATCAGAGCATAAAGTAAAAGGACTTACAAACGCAGCTTATTACTTCGCACAAGTTCTACGTAGAATTGGAGCAATCAGTAAAGTATTTAATTACTATGATGCTACAGCTAAGAATCTTTCAACTCAAATACAAGACTGGGTACTTTCTTTTGAAGAGGGTGTTAATATCGCACCACCAGTAGCTAAAGAGGTTGAATCGGAAGTTGTTGAAGCAAACGTTGTTGAACCAAACAACTAAATAATAGAATAAACAATAAATAAAAACCCCATCATTTTTATGATGGGGTTTTTTTATGATGTTTAGTTTTACTAAAAACCGTATATGTCTGGAAACGTGTACCATTAAATTAATCGAGCGTTAGGTAAAATATTCAACTTTTGATGAGCTATTATTTTGGATTCGAAACACTACGGCGAAATATTTGGAATTCCTCCACGGCCGGGTGGTGGTAGTACTGGTGGCTCACCATGTGGGTTTCCATGCCCACCATGGAAAGGAATTGCTGGTTGTTCTCCATAAACTGGTGGTATTGGCTCAAAAGGACCAATTGGATCAATAGGATTATATGGTTCTGTTAAATCTTTCAATCCTCTAATTTCATAATTTTTTTTATCACTATAAACACTACCATATCCATTATCTGATGTAACTTCAATGACTATAAACGGGTCAATATTTGAATCAATAATGAAATTAAATGGTAACAAATCATCACCAGATCTAAATTCATTTATAGTCTGTACAGGATCATAATCAAGTTGCCTCCACTCAGTAACATCTAACCAATTTCCTGGATCTAAATTAGGACTGATGATTGATTGTGTATTACCTAAACCACTATAAACATAAAAATCTCTTCTATATTGAACTATATTAGTTAATTGGTAACCATCAGTAGCATTCCACTCAGTAGCATTTTCATATTTTCTAGGATTTTTAACCTTATTGTTATCAATAACAGACTCATATAATTTATCATAATAAGTAACCTTATCACCGGTAATATAAGTTTTAAAAGGAGCCCATTCTTTATAAGTTTTATAAGTTCTTATTTTAATATTAAAATAATCAGGAAGAACCAAATTAGAACCATTAAAAGTTTTAGGCTTTTCTAATAATGTCTCCGATGGTGTAATCTCAGCACCAACTCCAGGTATTATTGAATAAAAATCAAGAACACAATCATAAACAGTAGATCCACTATTAACAGGAGATAAATAAGACTCATTTAATTTAAATGTTATCGGTGTCATTTCTTGATTTATATTAAATATTCTAACATCATGTACCTTGTGTACTATATAAGTACCATTATTTATATAAGATTTACCTGTTATATCCATTATCTTATGTGTCAATGGGATAATATTATTCTTAAGCCAAAATTTCAATCCTTGTAATTTTATAATAATTTCATCAATACTATAACTGAGTACATTATTACCCTCTTTATCTGTTATAAAATATGTTAAATTAAATAAATTTGTACCATCAAATTTATTATTCGGCATTGTGTGTTTTATGAAGTCATTTTCTTCCCAACCATCAACACTATTATCAAATATATCAGGTATTTCAACCTTAAACAACTTAGAGAAATTCTCGGAAGCTGGATCAACATTTTTATAATATTCATTCAATTGTAAATCATTATAACCAAAGTAATTAATCGCATTTATAATAGACTTATAAGCTCCGATATAAGGATATATCAAATGTTTCATCATCAACATCTCCTTTCTCTTCTTATTGAGATAAGGCCAGTCTATACCACCCTCTAATATATCATACTCCTTGAATATAAAAACTTCATTTGGACCAATTAATTTACCAACATTACCCAATTCTACTTTAAATCGAATATCTTCCTCCTCTGTCTCAGCATAGGTTGTGAACCTACCTATTTCTCTATCAACAACCTTTATACTTAAATCTAAATAAGTATTAGTACCGACAAATGGATAATCCGATATAACAGTATTTTCATACTCTATGAAGTCATAAGATAGATTAAAGAAATCCACAACTAACGTCTTGGTATAAACCTCCCTAACCTTCAAAAGAATACCATTATTACCAGATATATACTGATTTTCATCATTCATAGTATCCTTTAAATAAACAACAATATGTTGACCAGGTTTTAATCCCTTTTTAGTAAATGTTTCAATTGATGATTCTAATATTGTTAATTGACCTCTTTTATTCTCATTATTAATATCCAAAGTTTCAAGTGTAATACTATTCACAGTATCCGATATAATATCGAAATAAATTTCTTCTTTCTTATACAATTGCAATACAGATCTTAAAGCACCTGGATTTTCAGATTTGAATCCCAAAAATAATTGCAAAGGTTCTACATCAGTTGAAATATCATCCTCATCATCAACATAACTTAATGTTTGTTCGACCTTATCGAATATAGTTTGTTGGTATTGTGACAAAGATACCTTACTAATATCACTATTTGGATATTTATTAAGAACTACTTCTGTTAAAGGTCTTTCACCAATATAAGAATATGATCCAGTTGTGGTTCTATCTAATTGAATACCACTAAAATCATATAAGAAGAATTGAGGAACATTATCAGAAAGCCACCTCCAATAATACTTAACAGAGACATCACCCTCAAAATTTTCTCTCGGTCTTCTCATATAATCTCTGGTTTTTAACCAAATACTTTCTCTTTGTTCATAATCTGGATCCAAAGTACCGTATTGATTATCCTCAATTGTATCATATGTTGGTGGTAATAAATTTATAACACCACCAAGCTCAACATCAAGCTCAACGACTGAGTTTATAGATGGCTGTATTGCCCATATAGATTTTCTTTCAGGATTATAAACTAATTTTGTCGTCTGTGCGCTCACAGGAGCGGTATATTTAACAGTACCATCAACACCATCCAAAACCAGTATATTATCATATGTTTGTGATGATAAATAAACATCACCATCAAATTGATTTATCATTAAATACCCATAATTAGAAACACCGGTTTGTAAATAAAAATCAGTATCTAAATTCATTCTAGTAAAATTTGTAGATGAATCGGATACGTTCATCTCACCAGTTATATTATTAAATATAACATCATTGAATGCTTGTGATGGTAAAGCAATCGATTGTGTAGCGCCATTATCTATTTTCCATAAACTAGCAGATCCATAAACATATATACCCTCATTAACCGGTTCATAAAAAATCGAATGTGTTAATCCAGTAACACCATAACTCGTCTGAAATGTTCTTGTTAAACCATCTATTCTAACTACCAAATCAGCATTAGTTGTAATATACATATCACCTTCAAAATCATTAAATACCATTTTTCCCGTCTTAGTATCTAATGGTGATGGTGTTGTCAGATTATGATTTGGTATATTAGTTAAATTATTATATTCCCAAATATCAATATATGGTATATTATCATATGTAACATAAACATCACCATTTATTGGATTCATCCCGATATCAAAAGCGTCATTAGATAAAGAAATTGTGTTAATCAAGGTATTAATAAGAGGATCAACAACATAAATACTGTTTTTAGATAAACAGTAAAGATAATTATTTATAGGGTTAAATTCAACCTCTATACTTTGTGTATTACCTGGTAAAGCAACTGTTGTTATATATTGTCCTATATAAGCATCTATAACAACTAATTCATCTCCATAAGCATACATAGAATTAGATAACTGAACATATTTAATATCAACTAATCCGGTAGTCCCAGAGAAAGAATTTAAATCATATTCATTAACCACATATTCATTCAGATTATATGATAAAGAGAACATATTCAAATCGAAGGAGCTCATTGGTAATCCTGGAGAAGCACCATCATCACCTCCGCCAAACGCACCACCCTCAGATTGAGTTGGTACAATTATTGGCTGGCAACCAGTTTGGCCAAAACCATAATCAAATGCTAATGTAACAAAAGCTGATGAATTACAAATACTATCGGTTAATCCCCAAAAAGGTCCTTGATAACTCAAATTCAGCACCTGTGGGTCTAAAAATTGTATATTAAAATCTTGATTAACATATGGATGGTATGTATTGTTTATAGCAAATACCATACCCGTAGCGAACCCAGAATCCTCAAATGATGTTAATGATGTATCAGGTAGTAAAACCTCATTAGAAGCTATTAACATACCATGATTACCTAATATCTTTTCTGTTATTATATAATCTTGTAAACCCGGTATATTTAATTTACCAGTAGTTATTGTATAATCTAGTCTTCTACCCAAATGCTTAATATCAAATTTCAATAAATTATTAATATTTGTTACGAAAATCTCGAAGCTGACTAATATCTCAGAATGTTTTTCCATCCAAGCTGATAAAGTAGATGGGATATCCGGAAGTAATCCACTATAAATTGTTTGTTGTGAATATGATTCATCATTTATTATGATATTTAAAAATGGTCCCATGTCATCGAACAAAACTCTAGAGTGTTCTATATGATAATTTGCTGTTATACCAACCTCAACATTATTTATATCAAGTGGAACATTAGGATATTCTGTTCTCAAAACAATTGAATTATAAAATACAGAAGTATAATTACCTACATATTTTAATTCAGCTATTATACCTAATGATAATAATCTTAAATACCACCGTGATAACCAAGATCTTAAAGTTCTATCTATTGTTCTTTCCATATCAATGATTGATCCGGTATAAATAAAGGCAACTTCTTCATCATATATCATTTTATTGACCTCGACCAGTATACCAAATTCATCAATATCAGTAAAAACAATATTATATTTGAAATTCTCAGATATATCATAATTTAATTCATAATTTAATTCTTCTTCAACCTCAACCAATCTCTCAGAAGTTTTTAATTCAGAGCCGATGGAATAGGTAGCACCTATTTCACTATGATAAAAGTTAACTTTAGCATAATCACTAGGATAAATTAAATCAGATTTTAATGTATTATTTTTATAAAATAAATCAATATTAAATATTTTAAGATCTTCTTTATATTTATCAGCAGCAGACGCTAATGTAACAGCAGCTGAACTAGTCCAACCAGTATAAAAATAATATCTATCTGTTGTTAAATATATCTGAGCAGATAATAAAGATTCTGCAACCGTGGACTGTTCAACTTTAACATAAGTTGGGTTAGACCAATAATTAGTATTTAAAGGTGTTACAAAGGATGTTGTTTGTGATGCAAAGCTTTGTGTATAACCTTTTACACATTCATATATTCTATTATTGAATAAAACTTGAGACTGTGTAGCATAATATGTTAATTGTGTGTTACCAGCAAATGTTGGTATATTAGAAACTCTTAAAAAATTTTGATTATCAACAGATCCTATAATTTTGAATTCCGTACCAGATTTTAGTATATGTGGGTAATTAAAAACGTTATTTATATAGATTCTACTATCAGTAGTTATACTTAACCCTCCTTCATACACCTTAGGTATATCAGTTTTTGTTATAACTTCTATTATAAAATTTGAATCATCGGGTAAATTAGAATTGTTTGTTGAGAATTCAAAATGAACTTGATCTGTAACATCTATATTCTCAACAGAGACTACCGAATCATTAAATTCAGTATTAACTAAATTTAATTTCTTACCAACATAATATTCATCATAAAAATCCGGCTCTGACCAATCAGATAAATTATTATCATAAGAAGAATCTATATAATTATAAACACCAACAGCATTAATTCCCGTTATCGTTTTATTATCATAACTATTCACATCAATATATGATGAATAGTAAGTACTTTCAAATGTAGCATTATCCATCTGCCCAATAATCATAATAGCATTTTTCTTACTACTAACAACAGCATATGTTTGGTTAATATTATTAAACTCAAATAAAGGACTATTAAACTTGATAAGTGTTCCTGTTGGGAATTTTGATTCAAAGTCAATACCATATATCCATTTAGAGTAGAAAGAGGGATCGTTATTAACCGGTTCGATATTTATTATATCTTGGTCATCATACTTAGCACCATATAGGTTTAAACCATATTCATTAAATAATTGAAACTTTTTAGTTGTTAATTCACCAGGTAATTCAAACTCAAAAGATGGTATATTTTCCATAGTATAAAGACCATAAGTCTTAAACGTATCTGTTGAATTTTCGTGAAAGAGCATATCTCCTTCGAATCTATCATTAGATTCACTATAATTAAAGTTTAAGTAGTCTCCTTCTTTATTGAAAAATACAAGATTCTTATGATTTGACATCTATTTACATTCCGGTTTTGTTTATATATTAATTTTACATTTCTTGATAGAGAAAATTAATATATATGTAATGATAAGAATCGATAGCTATATGGAATTTATAAACGAAGAATTCTTTAGAAAGATATTTAATAAGAAAAAAACAAATAAGTCATCTAAAAAATCAAGATTAGATACTTGTTTATTTAACATTTTAGAATTCTTAAAAGATAATGATATTAATGATTGGAATGATTTTATGGGAATGTCACAATTTGATAGAGAAATTGTTGATAAAATAATTGACCATGAAATAAAAAACTTCGATGAATTAAAGGAAATTAAATTTCTAATAAAATTAGAATTGGCAGATACTCAACAATTAAGAGAGTTTCTAACTGAATATGAAGATAAAGAAGAGTATGAAAAATGTGCTCAGATAATTAAAAAAATAAGTAGTAAATAATGAAACACTTAAAGAAATTTAACGAAAGTGAAGAGTTTAATTGGGATGATGTTCTAAAAAAACAAAGATCTGGAGATAAATGGGAAGAACTTGAAAAGGATATAATCTCAATTGCTGAAAAATATGAAGGTGACTTCGGAGTTGACTCTTATGGAGTTGTTGATGCTATGTACCAAGTACTGGAAGGAATGTACCAAAAGAAATAATTAAAACTATGAAAAAGATTAAAAGGTTTAATGAAGCCAAAAAAGAAGAAGAAACACAAGAAATTACATTTGATGCTAAAGAACTAGTTGATAAAGATGTTGAACCTGGATTCACAACATCTGTTGAGGACCAAGAAAAGGTTGATAAGGCATTTAAAAAAGAAATGGATAAGATTGTTAAGTTTGAAAACTTCATAACGATTAACATCGATAATATTGAGAATATTGAGAATATTGATATGGAGAATGAATTAGAAGAAGAAAGTGATGAAACTTTATCAGGAGATTGTGCTTGTTGTGATAATTGCACCGGAGAAGCTGGCTGTGAATGTGGATGCCCCGGATGCGAATGTGTTGAGAGTGATGGTGTTGGTGTTATTAACTTCTCTGAATTTACAAGTGATGGTGAAAATGAAGTAGAAGAATGATACACAAATTTAATCAATATAAAGAAATATCAGAGAATCTAAAATACCATTTAGATAGTTCTAAACCTATAACTGAAAATGTTTTTAGACCTGGTTCAGATGCTTTTTATGAAGTAATAAAAGAAGCTAGAAAGTTATTCGATTCTAATACTGTTGAATTGTGTGATATAGATAATGAATTATTCGAATCAACAGATATTGGTAGGTTCGGAGTGTTTAATAATGAATTAGTACCACTTGATTTACCAATAGAAAATATTCAAGAATTAAATGAAGCAGAGTATAAGGGTAAAGAAGTTAAATTAAATTATCCTAAAAGAGGCGGGACTAAGAAATATCACGTTTATGTTAAAAACCCAAAGACTGGTAATGTTAAAAAACTTGCCTTTGGAGATGTACATGGTGGACTAACAGCTAAAGTTAGTAACCCAGATGCTAGAAAGAGCTTCGCGGCTAGACATAAATGCTCAACCAAAAAGGATAGAACAACTGCTGGATATTGGGCTTGTCGTCTCACGAAATACGGACATCTTTGGAATGGGCGAACCTACCCTGGGTATTGGTAAAATATTAGTATTTATAATAAATGAAACACTTAGAAACATATAAAATATTCGAAATCGCTAAAATCAAAGAAATTACTTGTGATAACTGTGATTGGAATTGGGAAATTGAAATAAATGATGATAGAAAATATTTATGTCACCAATGTGGATATGATAATGAATTAAAAGAATTTGATATGAAAGCTTTGAAAGAATGGCAAAATGAAAACCCAGACGTTGTATTACCATTTATTGAAGAACAGTTATCAGAGAATACATTTATCAGAGAATTTAAACAAGAAACTGATTCAGGTGAATTTATTTGGCATCGTGATAGAGAAGATAGAATTATAGAGTCTATAAATGAAACTGATTGGATGATTCAAATCGATAATCAACTTCCAAAAGTAATTGAGGGTATTGTAGAAATACCTATGGGTGTTTATCATAGACTAATAAAAGGAAATGGTAACTTAAAGATTAAATTAATTAAGAAATAACCTTATTGATTCTATATTCTCTTTTTTCTGATTTACCATGTGGCTCAACTAATACCTCACCATCATAAATTGAAAAATCCCACTTAGTTCCATCTTTTTGATCAACAAGTATTAATTTATCAATAGTTGTGTATCCATCTGGATCAACCACAATAGCATTTTTATTAGAAGCCGAATTCACCTGGAATGTATTATTAATCTGTTGAGCCATCTAATAAAGAATTTATTTTTATATCACGCTGTAATTGTTTATATTGCTTATAAGAACTACTTGATTCATTACCATCTAAAACAAATATAACCTTAGAGTCTGCTATTTTAAAAGCCACATCATAACTTATCATCATCTTAGGTGCAAATGTGGCCGCTGATGTAACAGTTTGATTTATATTCTCTATATTAATCTCACAAGAATCAAATAAGCAAATTCTATTATCATCAAATTTCATAAAAGGATCTATATAAACATCATATTTAATCAAAGACCCAAATAAATATGGTAAACCTTGAGATTCTACAACCGATGCACTTGGTTTAAAGTTAAATAATGAACTATCACCTATTGAATTAGCCATAGAAGTATTCGTAACTAAATACTTATATTTTTTATCTATACAATCAATAGATAAAAAATCAATAATATCATTAACAGATTGGTGAGTATTAACAGTTTTAGAAATATCTATATAATCAAATTTTGAAGTATTGAATAATTCTTTCAAAATTGTTTTATAAATACTTTGATTCATCTCAATCCTAATAAGACTTATCATCTCAGCATCAGTATCAACACCAAACCCATCCAATTCCATCGGAATTGATAAACTAAATGTATTAGTAGTGAAATTTTTTAGATTATTATTAATAGATAAATATGGTTGAATTGAAAAAATATCATCCTTAACACTCTCGAAAATATCAACAATCTTAAAGTTCACATTCGACATCCTTATTAGTGATTTTTTCTCCCGTTTCTGGATTATAATTCATAATAAGCATCTCAACACCTTTAGCTTGTACCTTTTTATTATCCGAATTGTTACCACCATGAGCAGAACTTCTAAATACTTCTTTCTCAACCCAGTTATATTGGTCTCTTGGTAATAATTCTTCTAATAAAGGAAAGTAATAATAAGATAATGACCATCTACAATCAGTCTTTTTAAGCATTTCTAATAACCTTCTATGTGATTCGGGTCCAAAGACACCTTCATCATCACATCCATACCAGAATAGTCTCCTAGCATCATCCATTCCTTTAGCCTCGTCAAATCTAGCGTAAGGTGGGTCTAAGTAAAGAAATGTATCTACTGAATCATATTTGTTTATCAATTCCTCAAAATCAATATTATAGAACTCAGTAATTGATTCCAATTTCTCTGTGTACTTACCCTTCTTTAGTTTATTAACAAGTGCTTCTATTTTAAGTTTGCCATTATTCTTCTTATAACCATTAAACCCTGCTCCTCTTGGATAAACTGAATTATGAGCTGATGTAATTAAGAAAGCATACATAGCAGCTTTTTCATAATCCCCAATCTCAAAATCCATATCATCTAAGAAATCATTCTTTTGAAATGTCTTATAAATAGCTTTATAAAAATCCCAATTTTTTATTGGATCCGTTTCTGTTGTGTGTAATAAACCACTCTTTAGATTATCTATATGTATCAACATTTCTGTTGGATTTTGACAACACTTATATAAGTTCACCTGGTGGCGGTTCTTATCATTATAAACAACTGTATCGAATTTAAGATTTGGGTCATCCATATACGTTCCCATTGCACCTGAGAATGGTTCTACATAAGTTTTGATACCATCTTTTGGTATTCTTGTGTTGATGAACTGATGGAAGACCTTTGAGGACTTGCCACCAAAATAGCTAATAACAGACATTTTTATTGGTTTTATATTTTTTAGAAATTATTTTCTATATTTTTTCTTACTTTTAGTTATAGAAGCAATCTTATCAAAAGTTTCCCTTTTTTATTCAAATAAACAGACCAACTCTCTTCTCACCTCTCAACTCTCTTCTTACTTCCATAAGAATTTTACCAAGATGGTTTTTACCCTTTCCATTACAAACTCCCCAAAAAGTATCTTTATGAAAATTACCCTCGATTAGTTCATCGTCACCAGTTGATAATAATAATTCTCGAAGAGTTGAGTTGTTATTAAATTTTTCTCTAACACCCCAGTTCATAAATTCAATCTTCTTAACTTCCCAATCTTTACGAACCTTTATTTTCTGTCCTAACTTTTTAGCAATAGCAGCACTTGGTATTGTCGCTATCATTTCTCTGAAATCACCAGCGGTATAATATCTACCATTAATAAATTGTTCATCCGTCACTTTCATAGCAACATAATAATGTTCATTTGATGGATATGATATACCTTGGTGTTCTACCACACACGGATAGAAGTTTGATAGAAATCTCCAGCGACCTTCGAATTTATTAATCATAACTATTATATTTAAAATAATAGATTAGTTTATCAAAAACAATACGTCATAGTTCTATAGCATTAAAAAACCTCACTCCCATGTAGGAAGTGAGGTTAAAAAATCCAATTGAAAGTATTCAATCGGCTCTTGTGGAGATGACGATGTACTGCCCATCGTGTCTTCCTCAGTTAACAATAATTATTCATTTACAGGCTTAGAAAGTTTTTCTAAACTTTCAAACTAGATAATTTTTTTGAAAAGACTTCTAAAAATTATCAAATAACGGTCTTACCTTTTTAACTGTGTAAATCAGTTGTTAAATTTTCAAGAGTTTCCTCTATTAAGCTTCAACTAACTCCCCTACGTTAAGTAGGTTGTTTTGTAGAGCAAATACTAAATCTTCTTTGCTTGCTACTTCTGTTACGTTTCCGTTTACTGTTTTGTTATTTAATTTATTAATCGGGTATTTAACAATCCGATACCTGCATAACTACCTTTACTCTGCGAATCTATTCTATGACACCCCCAAGTGTTTGTAATTAATGTATATATAATATACTAAAATATTTAAAAGTTGTTAAAATGGATTGTTTATAGTTAAAATGGAACACGATCATCGTTCAAACCTTCATCATAAAAGAAGTTAAAGGTTAACATTGGTTTACCTTTTCTAGTTTCCCACATCTCAAACTCACAATCATATTGTGGTAATACATCCTTCTTCAATTTATTAGCCACATCTAAAACATTAATAACATCTTTTAATCTTTCCTTTCTATTCATAACACAATATATCATAATATCTAAGTTCTTATGTTCTATTTCAACCTCAATACCATTGTTCTTAAACATTGTTCTTAACAAGTAAAGTAAATGTTGAACATCATCTCTATCATCATTATCATCCTCACTAGATCTAGACTCACCACCATTAAGATACTGGTAACCCTCATCATCATAATCCGACCGATCAGACCATCTATCACTTGGATCACCCCAAGGATCGTTAATATCATCATTAAGATATGAGTTCTCATCCTCTCTTATATTTTCCTTTTCTAGGAACTTCTTATAATTCTTAATATTCTTCATATTATGTTAATTCTATTTTAAGATATGTTTCAGTAAAAATACACATACTATCTACTTTATGTTTATCAAGTAAGTTTTGTACAATATTCAAAGTATCATAAACAGTTACTAGATTAGTATCATCTAAATCTATTCTTATATATATTTTATCCTCAAACCCAACCATCTTCACCTCTAATTCAAATACTGCATTTTTTATAACATCAATTAAAGATTTGTGCTTCTGCACTAAATCAAGGTTCAAACCTACTTTTCTAGCAACTGGTAATCCAGCCCAATCAACATTAATAGAAGTTTTACACAACTGTATTAAAAATGTCATGTTTTGTTCTTCTCTACCTGTGTGTTCATTTAAATAACCAACAGATAAATTAGTACACTCAGGAATAATATCCATAAATGAAGCAGAATCAGTATAAACGCCACCATTATCCAATGAAAGGTTAAGTCCTTGTTTATTGTACTCTTTACAAAGTCCTGTACCAAAAGCATCAGAACAACAACGACCACCCATTTGATGTGTTATAACAGAAATTGTTCTTCTTCTATCAAAAGAAATACATTTCTTAACATTTTTTAGGAAATCAAATTTATCATAAACATCAGCTAATTGATTAGAACCAATACCACCTCTTTCTTCACCAATAAAGAAATAATAAATACCTGGGATATTATGAACCATCATATACATCATAACAGTAACTCCAGACTTATCATCAGCCCCTAATATTGTACTACCATCAGTATAGATTATCTCATCCCCATCTACCTCTTTAGTGAATAGGTTAGTAGGAACTGGACTTCTATCAGCCGTATCAAGGTGAGAACTAAACATTGTAGTATCATCACCAGGAATCACTTTATAATAATTACCAAATTCATCTTTATCTAAGTCTTTTGGTAAGTATTTCATAACTTTCTCCTCATGTGGGTGTGGGTATGTTTCTGTAACAAGTGATAAGAATGTAGACCTAGGGTCTTTTGGATTATAACTAAACTCAGGTATTTCAACTTTTTTACCAGATTGTTCAGCCTTACCACCATTCTTCACTCTATTGAAAGCATGAGCAAATTTTGTTATCTCATCACTACTAAATAGATTAGAAAAGTAATATCTAATGAATTTACCAATTTTCATTATATTTTTCTTACCACCAATAACAACAGTGAAATTAAAATCTGATGATTTATCTGTACCACAATCAACATTTGTTATATTAAGGCCATTATGATATTTTGCAGTTGGATCATTCATCCAAAGAAGTTCAAAAGCTAGATAACTATTATTATCCTCCATACTTTTAAGTATCTTTAGTAATTTATCCGAAAATTTTACTCTTTTAGTTTCTCCTGCCATTATAAAAATTTATTTTATTAATCTTATATATTAAATATCAAACTACGATTTCGTAGGCATTGATATAATCAACTCTTACTTGACCCTCATTCATACCACTTTCTTTCTTAACAAATTTTCTTTGGCAATAAACAACAGTTACATTATCTTCTTTACTAGCTTTACTATTCTTTTTAGCTAATTCAGCAACATATCTTAGTATTTCTTGAGTTGGTAAGTTTTCTCTAACTCTTATAATAACATGACTCCCAGGAACACCCTTAGCGTGCATCCAGATGTCTTTATCATCAGCAACGTTAAATGTTAAGTGGTCGTTAGATTTGGAGTCTCTACCTATATGAATAAAGAATCCTTCTACTTCAACTTTCTTAATATTAGGGAACTTAGTCTTCTTAGACTCAAAGAAATAATTATACTTTTTAATCATAGTGTATATATAAATTATTTAAAAAGAAAAAAGACCCACAAGGAGTCTTTTTTCGGTATTTTCAATTTAACTATTTAGTTAAGAAGTGTATTCACATCTGTAACTTCGATAGTCATAAATTGTTTTTGTGGGAACCAACCAACTTCTGTTACAGCGTATCTAGATCTTAGTAACATTCTAGGAGCGAAAGTCGCTTCAGAAATTACAGATATAGACTGAGCCATTAAGTAAGGTACAAAAATAATACCTGGTTGATCTGGATTGTTCTTTCTACCAAGAGCAATTCTATTGTCGTTATATCTCATATATGGATCAACATATATTGAAATATCTCCAATTGAACCTACTGGGTATAATTGACCTTGACCATTGATTTTTGATTTCACTGGGTTAATTGTATAACCAGAGATATCAGAAAGTGCTGCTGCTAATCCCCCATTTGTAATAAGGTATTGAGCTGGACCAACACGTCCCTCTGTAGCGATGTAGTTAGAAGCGTGAGCTATCTTAGTTACAAGCTTTCTTTGAACAGCGTGTGTAGTTTCACCACCAACGTTTCCATTACCAGCAGCAACAGTTGCATAAGCTGTGTTTAAGTCAAAGATTGTTTGTCCCGCTAATGGTGCCGGTGCTGTTCCAACATAAGCTGGTGCAGATAATCTGTTAAGTGAACCCATTTCAAATATCTTAGCAACAATTTGCTTAGAGATTGTTTGAGATAATTCATTAACAAGAATTGACTCCATTTTTTGAACGATATCCATACCAGTGTTAGCTTTGATATCTTCAATTTCAGTTCTTCTAAGAGCTGAAGATACTTCAATAGTACCTACGGCAACTGTTTTAGAACTAATTTTTGGTCCGATGATACCAGAGTATCTTTTATCGTCCATTTCTCTATCCATTGGATAGTTACCAGCAGGGCCAGTAGCATCCGACATCCAGTTTGCAGAGAAACCAGGAATGTGATCTTCAAGAGCTGATACTAATTCAATAGTAGGCTCATCAGTTAAAGTAACATCTCCTAAATCAGTAATTTGAGAAGCCATTGACATTGTAGGACTAAATGTGTTTCTAGTCGGGTCAAATCCCCAGTTTGCTTGAGCTGAACCAACATCTGTGTGAGATGTATTCATCTGTCTGTAAGCTCTGAACATTGGATAACCATCAATTCTAGAGAATCCTAAAAATTCAACTTTTCCTTCTTTTGAAGGTGTTGGTTCTACAACTACATCTGAACCATCTGTGATATCATTCCACATTCTACCAGTTAAACCACCAACTGTTTCAGTGATTGTATTCGTAGCTAATTGAGCTCTTAATCCAGCGATAACTGCTGTCATACCACCAGCACCAGTAGTTAAAAATGTAGCGTTTGGTGCAATCTTAAAGACTTGTGGTCTTTCGTCTGAATCTCCTAAATGAGCATCATCATATCTAAAGTCGATATATAATAAATCAATTTTTGGACCTGGAGAAGGTTTAACAGCTACTAAATCTAAACCGATTGTTTGAGCTGCTATTTTCATCGCTACCGGTAAAAGGTTTTGACCAACATCACCTGAACCAGTTGAGTCAGCGTAATTGCCAATTGTGTTACCAGCTAATGAATTAGGTTGTGCAGCTACTACAGCTCCCATACCCGATACGTTTGAAGCGTTTGCGTAAGCGTTTTCATTGATTGAGTGAAATTCAGCATATTCTGACATCCAATCCAATCTATCTTCACCAGCAACTCCCATGTTCTCTAATACTGGAGACCATTTCTTCATAGCTTTTTGTTTGTCTATTCTAATGTGTGACATAATTTTCTTTTTTTATTTTTTTTAATTAATGTATATATAAACCCACAAATTCTTGATTTTTACCAAGGTGGATTCTTTACAGACATTAAATATTTTTGAATCTTTCCATTATCGCTTGAACATCATTATCTGAAAGTTTATCTTCTTGGATAAGGCTTTCATGTGATACAAGTTTCTTTGTTACAGACTCATTTGTCTTTAGCTTTCTAGTTGACCAAAAATGTTCAACTTGTGCCTCAGTAGTTAAAACGTCTTCTGGATATAATCTAGCTTGTGACAAGATAGATTTCTTAGAAGTGTCGTTTAATTGTTCCCAGATTGGCTTTGTGTTTTCAGGCATCAATCTGATTATTCTCTCTTCAAGAGATTCGTTCTTAGTTGATAGTGCTTCAGATATCAATAACAAAACATCTTTTTGAGTAAAGTAGTCTCTTTCGTTTATATGGACTTTAACTGACTCTTGTTCGTCATTTGACAAAGCGTAAAAGCTGTCAACTTGTGATTTAGACATGAACTTCAAGAAATTCACATCTGTTGTTTCAGAAACTTTTCGTTTTTTAGCTTCTTCAATTAGTTTATCAATAGATTCAGATAATTCAGAATCACTATCACCGTTTACCATATCATGGCTTTCAGTTTTATCTTCTTTGTTTTCTTCATCTTTATTTTCTTCATCTTTGTTTTCTTCTGTTGCGTAATCATCTGTATTCTCAACAGATTCTTCAACACCATTTTCTTCATCATTATTATCTAATGATACTTCAAGATTACAATTTTCTTCATCTTTGTTTTCTTCATCATCAAAAGCTTCAAAACCAGCATCGTCTAGAGATGGGAAGCTTTCAGATCCTTCAACAGATTCAAATAATTTATCTCCGTTTAATCTCTCAACTATCAATCCTTGATAATTAATTGATTTGTCAAGATTCTCTGCTACATACTCAGAATAAGCGATGTTATCATCTAAATGTTCTGCGATATACTCAGAGTAAGCAATGTTACCTTCAACATGCTCAGATAAGTATTCAGAATAAGCGATATTATTATCAACGTTTTCTGCGATATACTCAGAGTAAGCAATGTTTTTGTCTAAATTCTCAGCGATATACTCAGAATAAGCGATGTTTTTGTCTAAATTCTCAGCGATATATTCAGAATAAGCAATGTTCTTATCTAAACTCTCAGCTAAATACTCAGAATATGAAATGTTTTTATCAACATTCTCAGCTAAATACTCAGCATAAGATATGTTCTTGTCTAAATTCTCAGCTAAATACTCAGAATAATCAATGTTCTTATCTAAGTTTTCACCTAAATACTCAGCGTAATTAATAGATTTCTCTAAGTTTTCTGCTAAATAATCATTATGTTTAACTAATTTCTCAGTTGTCTTCTTTAATGATTTATTCTCATTAACTACTATTTGTACCTTTTCTGATAAATAATCAAGATACTTAGCTACTTTTGAATTAGAGTTGTTTAACTCTTCATAATACTCTAATAATTGTTCCAATTTCTTTGGAGCTACATTACCTTTAGTAATGGCTGTATTAACTGTCTTCTTAGTTGATGCTAATTCGTTAACTAAGTAGTTAGAGTAGTCAGTCAATTGTTTTTTTGTTACAAACTCATTTTTGTTCATATTGAATAACTCATTTATTTTTGACTCATCGGACATTTCATATATCCTAAAGTTAGATTTTTCGTCATTATATCCCAATGACTCATTAAGTACCTTAACATCCATTTTAGCTGACGCAAATCCTGGGTCAGCAACAATGTCATAAGTAAATAATTTTTTAAGGGAAACTGAACCATCAGATTCAGTAATACCAGCAGCTCTTGAAGAAACGAATACAGGACACCCGTCATCGACAAGTGCTTTTGCTTCCTTACCCCAGTAAGTACTTAGTAATTTAATCTCTCCCGCTACGATATTTTTCTCTTGGATATAACTTGCCTTTGTGATAATATGCGAGGCTCTTGAGAGTGATGTGTCAAAAACGTCTGGATGATCGAATTCACCATAAACAGCACCTAAGCCACTTATACGTTCATTCATTTCATTCAATGCTGGTAAAAATTTATCAGCCGAATAAATACGTTCATTTCTGTTCTTGACACCGAATTCGGTGAATGTACCACCTAATGTGTACCCCTTATTAGCAGAGTTACTCTCTCTAATAAGTTGGTTTTGTGAATTTTCTACTATTAAAACCGGTTTCATGTAAAATAATTATTTTTTGCTTCTTAGTATATATTGACAATGTAAATTCTAAAAATAACAAAGGTGGATTCTTTACAGAGGCTCTATAATCTTTTATTAAAGAAGGTTTGGTGAGTACGGGAAGAGGACAACACATATTTAATAAATAATTAAAATTTTGAGGTTTTTTATGATAATAACTAGAGAGATAAAAGTTAAAATAAGCGAAGCAAACTATTCATACTATGAAAATCTAGGATATAGTGATGTTACAATTGGTGAATTATTAATAATACCAGTTGAATTACTATCCAAAGGATCCCACTATAAAATAAAGTGTAAGTGTGATAAATGTGGAATCGAAAAGGATGTAATATTCAAGAACTATATTAAATATGATAATAACTGGGGTGAATACTCTTGTAGAAAATGCTCAGAATCAAAAAGGAAAAAATCATTAAGAGAAAATTACGGTGTTGACTATCCAATACAAAACAATAAAATATTGAAAAAAATGAAAAAAACACTTATAGATAAGTACGGTGTTGACAACATATCCAAACGCGATAATAAACAAAACGATATTTCCTAATAAAAGGAATATGAATAATAATATAAAAGAAGGAGAACGTTACGAAGGTCAAATAGAGTTCTCAACAAACAGACACGCAACAATCACAATAAACGATAAATCAATTTTCATTTATAAGAAGAATACTAAAAATGCTTTACACTTAGATAAAGTAATTGTAGAAGTATTTAGGGGTGATAGGAAATTAGAAGCTAAAGTAATTAACACAATATCAAGGAATAAGAAAGAATTCGTTGGTAAGGTACATATTAATGGTAAATCAACATTTGTTATAGCAGATAATAAAAGAATACCAGTTGATTTCTATATCAAGGGTGGATTAAAATCGGAAGATAACCAAAAGGTTATAGTCGAACTCACAAAGTGGGTAGATAGTAAATCCCCACAAGCTAAGATAACTAAGATATTAGGAGATGTTGGTGATAATAACGCTGAGATGAATTCGATAATGTATGAATATGGATTACCAGTTGATTTTCCACAAGATGTTATAAACGAATCAGAACTCACACCAGAAGTAATAACCGAAAAGGAAATAAAATCTCGTAGAGATATGAGAGATACAACAACAATAACAATCGACCCAGTAGATGCTCGTGATTTTGATGACGCATTATCACTTAAAGTAATGAATGATAATAGATTTGAAGTAGGAGTACATATTGCTGATGTTGGACACTATGTTAAACCTGGTACTAAATTAGATGATGAAGCTTATGAAAGAGCAACATCTGTGTATCTAGTTGATAGATGTGTATCTATGTTACCAGAAAGACTTAGTAATGGAATATGTTCATTAAAACCTAATGAAGATAGGTTAGCATTTTCAGTTGTATTTACACTAGACTCGGATGGTAAAATTGTTAAAGAATGGCACGGTAAAACAGTCATACATTCTGATATGAGATTTGCTTATGAGGATGCTCAAGAGATAATCGAGGGTAATGATGAAAAATACACAGGTGATGGTAGTGTTTATCCATTGATGATTAATCATCTAAACACATTAGCTAAGAAAATAAGAAAGAAAAGAATTAAAGACGGTTCATTAGAGATGGGTGGTGTGGAAGTTCGATTCGAATTAGCAGAGGATAATAAGAAACCAATTGGTGTTTATTTCAAAGAACAGAAAGAAGCTAATAAATTAATTGAAGAATTTATGTTACTAGCTAATAAATCTGTTGCTAAACTATTATCAAGTAATTCGAGAACTAATGTATTTAGAGTACATGATACTCCTAATATGGAGAAGTTAACAGCATTATCAAATGTGTGTAAGACTTTTGGTCACGAATTCAAAATAGAAGGCGAATCTGAAGATCTTAAAAAATCTATAAACAAGTTATTACAAGATGTTAAAGGAACACCAGAAGAAAATATGTTAAGTACGGTTGTAACTAGATGTATGTCTAAAGCAACATACACAATACAAAACATAGGACATTATGGATTAGGATTCACACACTATTCACACTTCACAAGTCCAATACGTAGGTATCCGGATTTAATGACACATAGAATGTTACTTGATTTCTTACATAATAAGAAACAAGGAAACCCTACTAAAGTTGAAGATGAGGCTAAATGGTGTTCAAGTAGAGAATTGATAGCATCCAGAGCCCAAAGAGATTCTATAAAATACAAACAAGCCGAATATCTTTTAGATAAAATTGGGAAAGTATTCACTGGGATAGTTTCTGGTGTAACTGATTGGGGATTATATGTTGAATTAACAGAAAGTAAATGTGAGGGTATGATAAGATACCAATCTTTAGAAGGTAATTATAATATAGACACACAAAACTATCAAATCTTTAATGATGTTGGGGATAGAATCAGATTAGGTGATGAGATAACTATCATAGTTAATGGTGTTGATTTAGAAAAGAAACAAATAGATTTCATAAAAATGTAATGGATGATTTACTAGAATATAATGTTGTTTTAGGAAATGATGTTGAGTTAAATAACTATGATCGATTACTAACTAAATTTCCACAATGGATACAATATAAACGTGAGATAAAACTTAATGTTTTATTAAACGAAGGTAAAAGGATTGGATTTGACGTAACCGAAATATCAAAAATAAATAGTCCGGTATATGGTAGTTTAGGAAAACCAGAATATTCTGATATATTATTAAAAAGTATATCATTTTTTGTTAGGTCAATGTCTTTTATCATAACGAATAATAAAGTGGATGAGTTAAAAATAGTATTAAAAGTTCTAGATACACCAAAAGGTAAAGAATTAAAAAACATATTAGAATCGGGGTGTTTACTAGAAGTTAAACAAATGAAACTTCCAAGTTGTAATAGCGTAACACAATTTTACTTTGATATACCCGACCCAAAAACTGCGGCATAAAAAAACCTCTTAATTAATTTTAAGAGGTTTCCTTTTTTAAATATCTTTTAGAATTCAAATTCTCCACCGTCATCTCCACCAGCATCTCCACCAGCATCTCCACCATCATCTCCACCACCAGCATCATCTACACCACCAACATCACCAGATTCACCAAAGTCGCCTCCATCATCTCCGCCTTCAGCGCCTTCTTCACCAGAACCAACACCTTCACCAGCATCACGAGCCCAATACCTGTCATTCTCAGCTTTCTCCTCTGGAGTAAGCTTGAATATATTATCCATTATCCACTCAATGTGAAAATAAGGTTTTTCATCTGTTCTCATAACACCTAATAAAGTTCCAACTATTTCTGATTTCTTAGCTAAGTTATTTATCTTCTTCCAATCTTCAAATATTTGATTAGTATAGAAGTCAATATCAACTCTATTAGTAAATACCTCATCCTCTGTTAATTCAGGAAACTCAATTAACATTTGTAATTTAAGTGGCTTAACAATAAGTTCTTTAAAGTTAGCTCTTAATCTACTAATAAAATTGTGAAATTTAATCTCATCTCTAGTCATCTCAGAAGCGTCACCAAAAAGGTTACCACCACCATTTTCACCTTCGAATCTAGATATAGGTATCTTAGAAGCTCTTTTAAGAGACTTATAAAACCAAGATAACATAGTTTCATCATTCAAATCATGACCTTCTGGTGAAACCATCTCCATATTAGGAGTACCAGCATCTCCCTCAGGAAACCATATTTGTTTATTGTAAGGTAAGTGCTTAGCACCATTGATAGTAAGTGTTCCTAGACTATCATCCCACTCAACTTCTTCTGAATAATCATGTATTAACTGACCTATTTGTTCTTCTGCTCTTTGTCTAGACAATCCTTTAATAGGAATTGTAAATTTTTGATAAAGAGTAGCGTTTATAACATTGAACATTATTCTAGTTTGTTCTAATATTTTTAATTGATTATATGGTTTTATCAAACCTTCAACATAAGAAGTTTCTGAATAATCATTCTGTGTTGAATATGATATATAAACTATTTGTGAATCTAAAAATATTCTCCTTAATTGTGGATCCTCTGGAAATTGTATCCATAAGTGTCCAATAGCTGGTTCATAAGCAGGTACTAAAGTTTCTGGTCTCATTCTATTGAAACCAACAATATTCTTTTTCTTATCATCATATATAATCTCAATAGCTATATAACCATCAATAAGGAAATCTCTCATCATATCCCAAGCACTAATACCATCAGAAAATCCATACTTATTGTATATTTTTTCGAAATATTCTTGATACTTATCTCTTACTTCTTGTGGATATTCATTTGATAGTGATTTAGGTGAGCAAAAGGCAACATCATCATTAAAAACAATAGACTCATCCGATATAGTACTCACAAAATCTCTTATTTCATCCTTAATAGAATACTCTCTAAGTATTCTTCTCTTATCACCATATGCTTTATCTAGATAAGGTATTGACTTTCTATTCAAAACAGAAGCCACAGCTCTCTGACTAAAGAAATCATACATCGAATTACCTCTAGCTGAATATGGATCCTCATTTATACCGATACCAACTTGATTTCTGATGATCATATCATCATAGTTCATACCATAATTTGAAAGGTTTCTTAGAATACGACTAAATAGTCCTTTATTCTCAACTGCTGAATTACTAGCAGCGAAGTTAGAATCTGCTCCTGCTGCTCCGTTAAAGTTATTATATGATGGCATATATTAAAATAATTTAAAAATTTAAGTTATATATTAATTTTAACACCTACCTCCTGTAACAAAAAAACACGAGCTAAGACTCGTGTTTTATTATTTCATTTATTTTTTTCTGGTTTTTCTTGACATTCTCCACTATATCTGGATCAAAGAAATCATTACATGATTTTCCAGCTCTAGGTTTAAATAATTTATTCAATTTATTCAACGATTTAATATAATCATCAGAATCAGGACCATATAATCTATCCGAAATATCCTGTAAAATCATCTTATCAACCTTATTAGTAATTGGCTTTTTCATATTTTCTCTTTGCCTCTGTAAGTTAGCAATATCAGACTCACTTGGTCTTTCTATTGTATATTTAATACCCATAGGTTTTACATCACCACTAAGTTCTTTTTTACTTTTTCTGAAAATTCTCATTATTATTATTTTTTAAGTCCATGTGTTAGAACCTCCCGGTCCATACTTCTTCATATTATTTCGTATTCTAGAAACGTGGTTTCTAAGAACACCATACTTCTCCGATATATCATTATTTATATCAAAGAATTCATCTATACTAGCCATCATCATTTCTTTATGTCTCTCATCCCTATTAGCTATCTTAGCATCCCATATTTGTATTAACTTCTTAGGGTCATAAATATTTTTAGGATGTTGTGAATATAAAAATCTTGGTAATAGGTCTAATTCTATTTTATGTACTAATTTAACTCTTGAAGCATCATACTCCACCATAGCATATTCAAAACCCAAATCTCTTAATTTATCATAAACACCTTTATAATCAACTTTTAATAAAGCATCATTCTCAAAGTCTTGTTCACTAACATACTGATCAAATAACAATGTTCTAACCTCAATAGGTATAAAGTTAAAGTTGATAGCAAATATAATAATTTTATTTGAGAATTTCTTATAATCAGATACAAAAACTGGAGAAAATTGCATCCAACTAGAGGTATCTAAATAGTGTATAAAATAAAACCCTCCAGGTTGTATATCAGTAACAGAAACTCCTAGAACCTCCTTAGTAGATTCTTGATATTTATTATAAAAAAATAAAGAATTATTTTTGAAGTTATCCGGAATGCCATTACCATTAACCAATAAATTTATTTTAACTCTTTCTGCTAATTCACCCATCAAGACATTTTTCTTTTATATATAAAAAAAATTATAATCATAATGTTAAACTCGAAACCAAATAATTCTAAATATCATGGTGGTAATTATATACCAAAAAATAAAGATAAAGTGATAAAGTTAAATGCTGAACGTGGACTTTATTATAGGAGTTCTTGGGAAAAGAAAATAATGTTTTGGTTAGATAATAATGATCAAGTAACAATGTGGGGAGCCGAATGTTTAAATATACCTTACCAAATGACACATTTTGAAAATGGAGATGCTAAAGTTAAAAAACATACGTATTATGTAGATTTCTATTATGAAATGAGGGTAAATGGTGTACTAAAACAAGTAGTTGTTGAAGTAAAACCTAAAAAGGAATATAATATGGTAATCGCTCTTAATGCTGGTAAACTTAGTGTTCCTGAAAAAGGAACTAAAAAGTTGAAAAACTTCGAGTATGACTTAAAAATGGCATATAAGAACAAGAATAAATGGGAAACTATGATAAATTGGTGTAATAAAAAGGGTTATGAATTTATTATAATAACAGAAGATCATTTGAAAATGTTTAGTTAAAAAATTTACTCATATTATTTTTAATATATACTTAATAAGTAAAAATAATATTATTATGATAACAAGAGTAGCTCCGTCACCAACAGGACAATTCCACTTAGGAACTTTAAGAACAGCATTGCTAAACTATTTAATGGCTAAAGCTAACAATGGTACTTTCATACTACGTATTGATGACACCGATCAAGAAAGAAATAAACCAGAATGGATAGATTATATCTATGATCAAATGAATAAATTTGGTTTGGATAGTGATATAACATTTAGACAATCAGAAAGATTAGACAGATATAAAGAAGTTGCTGAGAAAATCGGAACGAAAACTGAAAAGGGTTATGTGTTAGATATGGGTGGTTATGAAATGGTTATACTTAGAAATAATGGATTCCCAACCTATAACTTCTCTTCTATATTAGATGATTATGATTATGACGTAACAAATATAGTAAGAGGTGTAGATCATATTTCTAATGAAATAAAACAAAGAATAATATGGAATAAAATTTGTGAGGTTGAGTCTGATAAACAATTTCCAGAAATAACACATGCTGGTCTTTTATTCGAAGGTAATAAAAAACTATCGAAAAGAACTGGTAATGGAACAACAGAGGATTACAAAGAATATAGTAAAGAAGTTTTATTAAATTGGTTAGTAAAATTTGGATGGTCGCATCCGGATCCAAATTTTGACAAAAAACATAAAACATTAAGTATGGATGAAATGATAAACCTTTTTAATGAGGGTAGTATTTCGAATAAAAATTGTAAAATTGATAAAAACAAACTATTATTTTTAAATAAAAAATGGAAAGGTAGATTACCAAGAATTAAGAATTTTAAAAACTTTGATGTATCAGAATCTATTAATATTGAAAAATGGTACGAATTTCAAAACAACCAATGAAAAAAAATTGTAATTAGTGTGGATATAGAAAAAATTGGGTATATATCATTATAGATCCTGAAAATATTTTTATTAAAATGGTAAGTGGGAAATTTCAAAAATCCCAAAACAAATAATACATAGAATAGTTCTGGTTGATTAGTAAAGAAACCAATTGGTACCCATATCCAATATGAAATTTTAGTAAAATAATATATAATATCCAATCTTGACATACCAATTATATCTCTTTCTCTAAATCTCTTATCTAATTGCTTATTCTTAAGCATATGATAAACATTCATAAAAATGAATAAAATAGGTAATATGTAAAATACATTAATCATGATTTATTATAATTTCTTCCATTTTTATTAGATTATTTAACTCATTTTCAAATAATCTAACATTTTTATCTTCATTGATAATATCAAATAAACCATCATCAATAAAAGCCTCTATTGGATCACCAACAATTCTTTCATAGGTATCAGGAACATCACCACTTCTATCTTCATAAGAATCCTTTACATATTTTTTTTGATTATTTAAATCAATGTGTAAAGAGCAACCATCAGGCCGTGATCCTTGACCCCTCTCTGATTCTTCCCATATTTGTAAAATAACTTTATTCATAATTATATTTTATATATGTTTTTTTATATTAAAAAGTAAACAAAGTTTAAAAAAAAAGTAAAAATAAAAATAAAAACAAAAACAAAAACTATTTTTATGCAAAATATTAAATTAGAGTATATATGGTTGGATGGGTCAAATCCACAACAACTAAGAAGTAAAACAAAAGTAATTAAAACAAAGGATTCCTTAAAAGTGGAAGACTACTCAATGTGGTCATTTGATGGAAGTTCAACAAAACAAGCAGAAGCGGGAAAGGGGAAGAATACAGATTGTTTACTAAATCCAGTTTTCATAACTAAGGACCCATTTAGAGGTGACCAAAACAAATTAGTTTTTTGTGAGGTATTAAACCCAGATGGTACACAACACGAAAGTAATCACAGAAACAAACTACAAGAAAAAATCGAAGAACTAGGTATAGACGAAACAATCGAAAAGGATGAATTACCTTGGTTTGGATGGGAACAAGAATACACTTTAACGAAGAAAGATAGAAATCCATTTGGAACGAATGGAGCACTACCATTAGGATTCGAAAAAGGTGAACCAAGACAACAAGGAGATTATTATTGTGGTATAGGATCTGATAGTGTTGTTGGTAGAGGTATAGTTGAAGATCATATGAATATGTGTATAGAAATTGATTTAGACATCTCAGGAGTAAATGCGGAAGTTATGTTAGGCCAATGGGAATATCAAATTGGACCAGTGAAACCACTAAATGGATGTGACCAAATGTGGGTATCTAGATACTTATTAGAAAGGGTAGCTGAAAAATACAATGTTATTGTATCATTACACCCAAAGCCAATGACTGGTGATTGGAATGGATCAGGGTGTCACGTTAACTTCTCAACAAAGGAAATGAGAGAAGAAGGTGGATTATCTTTAATAGATGAAGCTGTTATGAAATTAAAAGAAACTCACAAAGAGCACATGGCAGTATATGGATTAGAGAATGATAAGAGAATGACAGGAGAACATGAAACTTCAACTATACACGAATTTACACACGGTTACAGTACGAGAGACACAAGTATTAGAATACCAGCACAATCAATTGTTGATAAGAAAGGGTATTTTGAAGATAGAAGACCAGCTTCTAATTGTGACCCATACCAAGTTACTGAAAGAATGTTAGAGACGATATTTAGTGAAGTACCAGTTTCAGTATAAATATAATTTATATTAAATAAAAAAACCCACTCATTTATTTGAGTGGGTTTTTTAGTATCTTATTTATTTTCTGTTTTCTTATTTGGTTTCTCTCAAATTCGGAGATCCGACCAAACATGTGAATACCTTTGATGACTTATTACAAAGAGTGAATACCTTGACCATCATTAGAACCCTCTATTGAGATTAATTTTATTTTGTGTTCGTTATCACCTTTTTTCTTATAAAGTTCATTATAACCCTTGGCAATACCTCTCTTGAAGACTTCTGTAAAGTATGCGAAGGCATTAACCGATTTTTCCTCATTGAAGTTGAACCAGTTTTGGAACATATCCAACAACCCACTTTGATAACAATCCATTTTGTCGTCATTTGAGTAGTATCTCATTTTTTTGATTGTTTTTTTAGCTAGAAGTTCTAACATTTTTTCAGCCGATCTGGTTAATCTTCCTTGGGCTTTTGATACGATAATCTCTACATATAAATCTTTATTATTTAAGTACATTTAATTAGCATTTATTTTTTTATAGAACTCTATTTGTTCTTTCATGCTTTCATGTTATAGGACTAAATCATGAAAAGTTTATATAAACAAAAAATCCTCAAATTTCTTTGAGGATTTTTTAATATTTATTTTTTATAATTAAAGTTTAGTTACTTCTTTGAATTGTACTTCTTTAATACCCAATAATTCACCATCAAGATTTACTTTTCTTTTCTCTAGGTTATTAAGAGCTGTTGATAAAACTTCCGATTCACCAATCATTTGTATAGAACCTTTAACCTTTTCAATATTGAAATTGACATCCTCTAATTTAAGAGTGATTTCTCTTTCTTTATCTTCAAGCTTTCTCTTAATGATTAACTCACCATCTAATTTATTTTCATAAAAATATGTCAAATCATAATTAAGTTCATTTCTTACTTCATTAACAAGTTCGATAGCTGATTCATACTTAAAGAATGAATTACCATATCTCTCATCACATCTATATAAGAAAGTAGTGTTTTTATAATTGAATGCAAAACACTCTAAATAAGGGTTGATTAAGTTATTAATCTTTTTAACAACATCCAATTCAACAAATTTATCCATATTATGAGATACCTCAAGTAAAATAGGGTAAAAGTTTTTGTTAACAATAGGAACAATTGGAGATGAGAAAAGACTTTCTAATGTAGTTTCTTCATTTAATTCATCTTCATTAATAAAGATACCACCTTTTTTACTAACAGAAAGACCAATTGTTAGATATTCAGATATTCTGAAATTAACTCTATCTTCACTGATAGTAGCATATTTCATAGCTGATTCAATCATTCTAAGACTTTTTAAGTCTTCTTCATTTTTAACATGGTTTTCTAAAAGTGTTTTTTCAATAACATTTTCTGTAAGTAAGAACCAAGAATCTTTAATTAAAGCGATGTGACCATCTTCAACAGATTCAACAATAGTGAATACTGACTCACCAGAACCACCACTCAATAGGTTATTTCTTTTCTCCGGAGACTTTGTTAAGTTATGAACAAATACTTTAATTTCTGGAACCCAGTCATAAATAGCTAATTCATTCAAAACCTTAGACATTCTATCTTCATCAGATTCTAAATTGATTGTTTGTAAAAGAACATTAATTGGTTGTCTATAAAGCTCTCCTTGGTTTTGGGTATTAAGAACATTATATAAACTTTTTAATTCATATATTAGTTCGTGATTTGACATATCATCGTTTAAACTCTCCAATAGACCCTTCACAGCGCTATCATACGTGAAAGATCTTAATTTCTCATTAAGAGAATTAATTATTGCTTTCTCGGCATGCTCATTACAAGCATTCATATGCCCCTCTACAATAAGTGCAACGTCTTCTTGATCAAGTGAAAGATTTTTCTTGAAGTTAAACAACTCGAGTTTAAGATTCTTCATACTTTAAAATATTATTTTTTTTTCTACTTATTATTATATATTAATAGTAAAAAGTCATTTTTTACCATTTTTATATATTCCTTTAACAGATCGTAAAATATTTACGGAGTGTAAGGATTTCCTGATGATCCATTATTAGGATCTTGTGAATTTGGGTTATTTATTGGTATACTAGATTTTTGTCTAGCTCTTAGTATATTATTAAACCATCTAGTTCTTTTAGGTGTGATATAATAATCAGGATCACCGGAACCATTAGGATTTTGAATGTATGTATAATTACCAGTAGCACCATATGGTGTAGTACCAGTATTAATATTAGGATCTAGACCACCAATATAATCATAAGGAGAATTCGGTACGTTATTAGTACCACCTCCGGGCGCGAACGGTCCAGGAGAATTCGATGGGTTATCAGTACCAAATCCCTCCGAAAACCCATCTACTATTGTATGACCATTTAAATCAGTCATACCATCACCATAATTCCTAGGATAACCCACACCATTATATCTATCTTTTCTAAAAGCTGGATAATATGTTTGTACCTCAAATGAGACCTTCATCTTAATATTATTATCAGAAGACATATTTTTTTCACGTGCCATTTCTATTGAATTACCATCTGGCATTAATATAACAGCATCTATATTCATAAAGTTATGCTCAAAATACATAAATTTATATAACCATAAAGTATCCATTATTGCCTGACTACACTTGAACGTATCTACTTCACTAGAAAGTAATATTTCCAAATCATAACTAACAGTAATAGGAACTGCTCTAACTTTAGCTAAAATCTTTCTTATCTCAACCTCATTCTCGACAACCATTCTCAACCAAACATTAGGATTGGAGAATTCATCAGAATTAATATTAAATCCAGTCATTGTTATGTGACCCCTTGGTATAATATCGGTGTTTAATTCAACAAATCTATTTTCAGAAACCACATCATCCTGAAATGTATCCAATAAAAACCTCTCATCACCCGTCAATGAGTAATAAAAAGGTACTTTTACATAAACATCCCCAGAAGAAAATCTATTAACCCAATTAACTTGACCTTCTAAGGTATCAAGAACACAAACTGTTAAATCTCGGAAGAAAACATCCTCCATATTAAATCTTTCACCTATCATAGATGTATATATAAAAACTAAATCTTCTCCAAAACTTATCACAAAATATCAATATACATGTTATGAGCGTAAAAAAATTATTATTATGGGAAAGATGGCGTCCAAAGACTATGGATGATGTGATTCTATTACCTAGAATCAGAAAGCATTTTGAAAACGGAATTGATGGAAATTATATTTTTCATGGAAATTATGGAACTGGCAAAACCAGCTTAGCTAGAATACTCATTGGTAAATACACCAAGGATAAACCATTCCTAGAAATAAATAGTTCTATCGAGACATCAATTGATTTACTTAGAAATGAAATTGATGATTTTTGTAAGTTTTCACCTATGATGGAAACAGAATCAGATTATAAATATATATTTTTTGATGAGTTTGAAAGAACATCCGCTCAGTTTCAAGATGGGTTTAAAGCATTTATAGAAAAGTATAGTAAAAATGTTAGGTTTATAATAACAACCAATCACTTAAATAAGATAGATGGTGGTATTAAATCCAGAATACCTAGATTAAACTTCGATTGTGAGAATTTAGAAGAAGAAAAGTTTCTAAAACAAGCAATATACAAGAGAATTAATAATACTGTATTACCAACAGAAGAAGAAGAAATATCAAAGGAAAGTTTAGTTACTATTATCAATAAGAAGTTCCCAGATTTCAGAGAAATAATGGTTGATCTTGAAACACACATAAAAACTGGAGAATCGACATCATCATCTAATGTTTCTAATAAGGTTAGGTTAGATTTATACAAGACTATATATGACACATCAATGGATTACGAAAAAATCTATCATTTCTTAATGAATATGTTCGGTCCTGAGAAAATAGATGGTATGATTAAAGTATTAGGAACACCATTTATAAAATGGTCTATGGAACAAGGTAAAAATGTTGATAAGTTATTCGAGTGTAATTATATAATATCAGATTATTCGTCAAAATTAGAGACTAACACAGATCCTATTGTTTTAGGGATGACTATAATTGGTAAGTTAAGAGATATATTGAACTAATCTTCATCAGGATATCTTTCATAAAACTCAAATTTAATTCGGTCTTTACTACCAACATATTCCATATGTTTTAAGTTTACAAATTCTTTAACCCTATTTAATACTTCATCGAAATCGATATTTAACAAAACATCAACCTGTTTTAGTAAAACGACACATCGGTTGTCAGATTTATCACCAGTTTTATATATCATTGCTTTATTATCATCAACATATTCAGAGAATATATCTTTCAAGTTATCAATAACATCAACAGTACTATTATTTAAATGATATTCACATTCATTATAAATATCCTGTAACTTACTTGCGCTCCTCTCAGAATTACCTCTTGATATCTCATCAACTAAAAGTGTTATAGCCTCTAAACTTATACGATCACCATTATTCAATGAATCTTCTATCATATCAGCAATTACATCACTACTCTCAAATCCCAATTCCTCTAATTGTGTAACCAAACCATCATCATATATACTACTATAATCAGATAAAACCTTTATAAAAATATCTCTATTAACAGATACAGTTCCTCTATAAGATTCAAAAAATTTCAGATATTTCATATGAGTATATATAAAAATTAATATATAAACACATGGCAGATATTAATTTTATAGACTTCTACATAGGTTACCCTGGTCACCCAAGATTCACCGATAAAGAAATGATTGAGGATGATGTGATTAGGGTGATCGTACAAAAATACGAAATGGTCATTTTCACTAATAAAGGTGATTTATTAGGTGATCCAAACTTCGGAGCAGATTTACCAGCTCTATTATATGAAACAAGATTATCAGCAGAAGCTATCGAAGGAGATATTAGAGCACAAATATCAGATTATATAGAGGAAATAGATGGTATAGACTATGGGCTAACAGTTGAGTTTTTCGAAGATCCAGATAGACACCAAGAGTATATGGTTATAACATTCAATCTCAAAGACTATGAGGTTTATGCTTCAGTAATTTAGATAGGACAATGATTTGCTGAGTAGATATACTTATAATCTCTTTTAATATTAACACCAAGACTTTCAGCAGATGTAATAATATCCTCCAAACATTCAGAATCAGAACCACCAACAATAATAACACTCTTACCCCTTAATTCAACAAGATGTTTATATAATTTAATAGGAACTTGGAACCATTTATGATTATTACCAATATAAACTATAATAGTTCCCTCTTTTGTTCGGAAAAAGTCACCTTTTTTTAATTGTTTATTATCCTCTTTATCACTAATCTCTTTATAAACTTCCTTATCTAGAATTTTTTTATAAAAATCAGCATCTACATCATAATTATATCTCTTTTCGATTAACTCACTTTGGTTAGGAAAATGGTATAAATCATCATGTATTGGAATTTCAGGATTTTTATCATATAAGTAGTCTTTATCAACAATTTTACCATCTGTATGGTTATCCCAGATTTGATAAACATTGACAAATTCATTACAATACTTTTTTAATTTATTTATGTACATCTCAGAAAAGAATTTCTTAAATGATTTTTGAACATCAACAATTATAAGTGTTGTATCAGTATTATAATTCTCATATGCCTTTAGGTATCTCATTGTAAGTATATATTAAATAAAAAACCCATCAAAGTTTATTTGATGGGTTTCATTTTTTAATATTTTCTATAAATTAAAGTGGAAGTTCTTCTTCGTCCTCTTCTTCATCTTCGTCTTGTGCTTGACCTTGTACTTGACCTTGTGTTTGACCATCTTGAGCCTGTACTTGACCATCTTGAGCCTGTACTTGACCATCTTGTACTTGTGTTTGACCATCTGCTTGAACTTGTACTTGACCATCTTGAGCCTGTACTTGAGCATCTGCTTGTGGCTCTTCAAACTCACCTTGTGGTTGTGTTTGTTGTGCTTCTGGTTGAACCTGAGGTTGCATTTGAGCTTGTGGTTGTGCTTCTGGTTGAGCTTGCTGAACTTGTGTTTCTTCTTGACCACCCATCAAAGCTCCACCTGGAATCTTCTCTATATCAAGATTGTTCATATTAATATATTTAACAATTTCCTCAGCGATGTCAACATCACCAAAAAATTGTCTTAGGTTCTTACCAGTAGTTTCTTTAACTTTCTTAACATAAGAGTTAATCAAAGATTGAGGAATATCAATCATTGTCTTTACTTTATAAATATCATTAACTTGTAGAACAGCTTCTTTGATAATTTCAGATCTGTTCTTTACAATACGATATTTTTCATACGTTCTAATATGCTTCATATTTAATAGAATTTTTTTATAAGTTATATATTAAGTATTAAAAGCCGTTTTTTACAACTTAATTATGGTAATAATATAGATATTATTAAACCAACAATAGCGAGACCTCCGAGACCTCCTCCTATTATCATCTTAGTTTTCATCTCACGTATCTGTTTATCTTTCAAATCTATCTGATCCTTTAGATTTATCAATTGATCATTAAACATAACCTCCCTTAACTGATACTCAGTTACTTGTTTTTGTAAAGTTTCGATTGTGGTGTCCTTAGTATCAATACTAGTGTTTAATTGTTCTATTAAAACTTTTTGTTCTGATATCAAAATATTCTTATCATTAACCGCCTTAACACAAACCGAATCATAACTACCAATCTGGACATTTAACTGCTCAAATAGTTGTAATAAATCAGAATTATTATCAAGCTTTTGAGCTTGTTCTATTGTCATAACAACAACACTTTGACCCAAAGAATCTAATTCATATCTAGGATATTCTATTTCTTGTGAAAGTACATTAATAGAAATTAATAACCCAACCAACAATGTTAATAAACTTTTCATTATTTCGTTTTATTTTTTATAGAATTAAGTAAATCGTCTCCTGTTCTATTTGGTGGATTTTTCTTTAATTCTTCTATCTTCTTTCTAGTATCCGCTAATTCTCTTTTTATCCTACTAAGGTTATCAGCGCTTTCGGTAGCTTTATCCTCAGCTTCTCTAATATTAAATTCTAGTAATGCAATTTTTTCACCATTTAGACTATCAACTAACATCAAAGAATCTATAATAAAGGAATTATCTTCTAACCTTTTATTAGATTCTTGTTTCTTTAATTCAATCTCATCATACCTTTCCTGTAATTGGTCTAATTTTTCACCAATCTCACCATCAGTACTAAAGTACCACTTATACCCAAATATAAGTGTAAACCCTAGAAGTATTAATATGAGAATTGACTTAATATCTAACTTCATAAAACTTTTTTATTTTGGTGTATATATAAATTAACAAATTATCTCCTTGTATTATTTGAAAAATTCAAGGATTTTACTTATATTTGTATTAAATATATAACAACATGACAAAATAAATATATAACAACATGACAAAAACATTATACTGTTTCGATTTTGATGGTACATTAGTACACTCACCAATGCCGACTGAAGGTAAAGATATTTGGTTGAAAAAGACCGAGATGACATGGCCATATGTTGGATGGTGGGGTAAATCGGAATCTTTGGATAATGATGTTTTCGAAGTTGATAAAAATGAATGGGTATATCAAAGATATCTTGAAGCAGTATCAGATGAGGATAACTACATAATAATGGCAACTGGTAGATTAGAAAAATCACCAGGAATGAGAGGAAATGTTGAAAAAATTCTAAATAAACACAATTTATCATTTGATGAAATTCACTTAAATGATGGTGGAGATACATTCAAATTCAAAACCAAACTTTTCGAAAAATTAATTGAAAAAACAAACTGTGATAATTTCATCATGTATGATGATAGACACGAACACCTTGTAAAGTTCAGAGAATGGGCTAGTGAACAAGATTGTGAGGTAACAGTTGTTGATATAGTAAATAAGATAACAAATACATATTAATATATACAAAAAGGAAATAATAAAAATGGCAACTATTACAAAGAAAAAAAGTGAGACTAAGGTAGATGAAATACTTTCTAAACCATTTAGACTTGATTTACATAACGATGATCACAATTCATTTGATTGGGTAATCACTTGTTTAATGAAGGTTTGTGACCATGAACAAGAACAAGCTAATCAATGTGCTCATCTTGTACACTTCAAAGGAATCTGTGATGTAAAGTACGGAGACTTAGAAACTATTTCAACAATGAAAGATAAATTGGAAAGTGCTGGGTTATCAGTAACTATGGAAGTAAATTAGTATTTTTATTGACCAAACCAAGTACCAATGTTATTATCTAATCCAGTATTCTTATTACGATTTTGGAAATTTCTTCTAACCTTTAGTACTTGTCCATAATCCACACCCTCAACATAATCAAAGTTTTTCAAGCACCCATTTATATAAGACATAAGATCTCTATCTGTAAATTTACTCGACCATTCCTCAACCATTTCACGAAATTCACTCTTTTTAAATATAGATGTTGAGTTAACAATAGTCATAACGCAATCATCATGACCTACATCAGCAGCATATCTGGTATTACCAGCAGTTGTTGTGTGTTTAACAAAGGTTGTTATCTCTCTAATTGTTTCCTCATTATTAATTGAGAATCCCTTAGATATCATTAAGTCTTGATAATCCTTAACCAATAAATTTTTATTTTCTCCAACTTTTAACCCAACCTTCTCTTCGTTAGCATCAGCTCTATGTTTATATCTAACAAAAATAGAAGAACCATAATCATTATTACCCTCAAAAACATGTGGTAGCTCAGCTAATAATGTATTGCCATAATTATTTAATTCTAAAACAACTTTAACATTATCTGGATTAAAATACTCAAAGGCAATAAGATATAAAATCTCAGCCAATTGCTTAACAGATACTAAATTACTCCTATATATACCTATTTGTTCTAATTTAAAGAAATCAACAATTGATGTATATGCTGCCTTTTGGTTATCTATGACTTCCTTTGTCTTATTATTAACTCTGAATATATTTATTATTGAATAATCTTGTCCTAAACCCTCGGCGATATCCACAGATAATACAATTTTATAATCCTTTCTCATTAATGGTAGGTAAACATCATCATCAACCCATCTTAATTCATTATAACTAAATCTAAGTTTTTCAAATTCTGAAATTTCCTCATGAATATAATTTTTCTTAGACTTTAATAAATCATCTATAATAGACTCATTTAATAGAGATTTACTAGCATTGATAAATCTCAAACCGTACTCTTGGTTAAAAGCATCTTCTCCACCAATATCCTTAATAGCTTCTTCTTTCCAAGTTGTTAACTCAGCAACAGAAAATAAAGGAATCTCCTCGTCCTTTGAATTTACTATCATCAATGATCTAATATCATCATCAGAGCATTTATCATTATTAAGTACACTTATAATATTTTTTTGTAAATCAATATTATAAGACATATCAACTTTAGTAATATCACCAAGGTTTTCTTGAAGAAATTTTAAAATATATTCCTTATCAATACCCTGTTCATATAATTTATGATCATTCAATCTAACATAAGTAACAAACCTACCCGGTACTTGATACCAATAAACCCTATGAGCTTTAAAGTTATTCCTTCTAGGATCACCATCTGGTCTCTCACCATCAGTAAGTAATTTATGGAATAAGTTCATACCATTGGGTGTTGATGTTATTATAATCTTAGAATTCTTAATTGCTGATACAGTTGGAAATACAGCCGTGTAGTATGGTTCTATAATATTGGATGGTATATGAGCAAACTCATCAAGATATAAAACATCAATAGTAAAACCAATCGCAGGTGTCTTTGTTCTAGCAGATGTCTTTATCCTACACCCATTCTCAAATGTTAATGATTTCTGGTTCCAGGTTTTTATACCAGGCTTTAGAAAGAAAGGTAATAAAGTATAAATAGATTTCATCTTATCAACAATCTCAACCGCAGTATCACCTTTATTCGCAACTATCATCACATTCTTATCATTATTAAATAAAATTGTATGTAACATAAAAATAGAGGATGATATAGTCTTACCGACCTGCCTGGATGCCATTAATATATTAAATCTATTATTAACAAAATTATCCATCATATCTTTTTGATAATCTCGAAGTTTTATATTACCTACACTACCGTCCTCTGTTTTAACCTTACAATATTTTTCAGTGAAATAGTGAACATCCAAAGCACATCTAATATACTCTTGTTGTTCAGTAGTAGTCATCTTAAAAGTAACACCAGCTCTTCTTAAACCAACTTCACTTTTTAGCCAAGGGTTCTGGTATCTCTTAACAACAACACCATCATTTATTTTATCAGTAGCATCATCAACCAGAATGGTTGTGAATATCATTTGTCTCTGTACTTGTTCCTTAGCCATAAAGAAAGCATATTTTTTTTATATATATTGTAAAAAACCACCTCTATGTCTAAAAGTGAGAATGAAAGAAATAGATTACAAGATGAATTTGACCAAATTCAGTCAGAAAGTAATGATTTCAATTTTGATATATCTGACCACTTAGCTAAACCCGAGGACTTACCAGATCTAGGAGAAATAGAGATATATGATTACGATTCAGATTTAAGTGTTTCATCACAACAATCAATGGAAGTCTTAGAGTCACTTGTAGATTTATATCTAAGTGATGTACCACAATTAAAAGAACACTCATACATAAAAACAAAAATGAGGGAAGATGCTTTAGTTTATGCCGAGGCTATATTTCTTTCTAAAATGACTCGTAAAAACTTCTTAAATCAACTAAGGCAGGTAGATAACGGTGATAACTCAGCTAGAATGCACGAAGTTGTCAATCAAACAATTGGTCAGATAAGAGAAAATTCTAAATTTCTATCAACACAAAGAACAGATCTTGAAAAATTCTACAAAACACTAAGAAGCGATTTAGGCTTGAATGATATTGAAAGTCCAGATGTTCTTAAATCACAAGTCGCTCACGCTGCCGATGAAGGAGTAAAGGATGAAGGTGGTGAAGTAATGGATAATAGAAAATTGAATGATTTAATTAAAAGGGCGATGACCGGTAAAGAAGAAGATAAGAAAAAGAAATAATTAATCTCTTTTGTAGATAAAACTCTCGAAAGTTTTCTTTATATTACTCCATTCTATTAAAACCTCCTTGGTTATAAAAGGATTTACTTTATTATTTGTTACTTTATTAACAATAATTATTTTATCATCCTCTTTAACAACATCTTTTATGTTAGATTTTATTGAATCTTCTGTGTTTGAAACAATGAAATCGAATGTTTTGTTACAATCATTAGCCAATGAAATCACACTAGAGTCATCATCATAAAAATAAACTCTATCATATTGTGTTATTTCCTCATCGATAAATTTATCACTCTCGCTTCTATAACCAATCAAGTGTTGTAATAGTAACTTAACTTTAGTATGTGATATATTATCTTTATCTCTATTATAGAATGTTTCTGATAAATAATAGAAATCCTTAATAACCAAACCAAAATCAGCCATTTTTTCTATTAACGTATCAACTACTTTTTTATAATTCTTTTCTGTGTTCTTTGAACAAATAATATAAATATCATCCTTAGTATTTTTCAATTGTTGAAAGTGTTCAACCAGTACCTTAAATTCTAAGTGATCTATAACTAACGGGTTCATAAATTCTTGCATCGAAAATGATAAATCTGTTATATCACATTTTAAATTTTTACACCTAACCTTTAGGTTATTCATTAAATCTTCTGGTAACCAATATGATTTTCCTCCTATATTAAGGTTTTGTTTATATTTCTTATAAATGCCCCTTTTTATGAGTTTAAATTCATGTTTTGAAATTTTAATAACAGGAATATCTGGTTTTATCTTAGATATAACCCAAACCTTACTATTAACATCAACTAATACATCTATATCGAAAAAATGAGCACCCATATTATAATTTAAAATTTGTTACTTTATAGCTCATCTCATGAGGTTTTCCATCATCCCGAGGCCCTTCATATTCTTTATCCGTCCAAGTAACACCACCACTCAATTCACTATCAAAACTTTCACACTTTTTACACTGACTTGGTGATAATTTCTTACCATCAATATCTTGTATATCAATATCGTTATAGATAAAATGTGCTTTACACCAAGGGTTTCTACATACACTTTTATATTCCATATTGTATATATAAAAAAAGAAAACCCATCAAATTGATGGGTTTTTATATTATTTCACAAAATCTTTACCAATAGCAAAGTCATACAAGACAGGCAAATTCAAATATCTAATAAAACCATCTCTAATATCTCCCATCGTATTAGCCTTTTTAACAATATTTATAATCAAAAATCCAAATTCTTCCTGAAAGTCTAAATAACAATCACACCAAGGTCTATTATAATGTTCTAAACTTCTCCACTCCTTATAACCACCTGTTAACCAAAACAAACTTTTCTCAGGTGTTAGCTCCTCAATTTCAACATCAATAATATCGGTTTCCCAAACTGGGTGATTATAACCAAAATCTCTCATAAGAATAACCGCCGCTTCAGCGACATCAGTTGTTACTTCTTTACCAATTTCAAAAAACCACCCACCACTATCTTTATTAATCACAACTTTATCATTAACATAAGTCATTTCTGATAATTCTTTAAGTAAATCTTTTTTTCTTCTCATAATACTAAACATTATTTTTTGATAAATTTATTCCACTTTCCCAATTGCCCTTAAAATATCCATCCTCCCAGATACCATTTTTCCAATTGCCGTAGAAACCTCCATTTTTGAATATACCATATTCCCAATCACCAACCATATAAATACCTTCGTGCCATATAAGAGTGTTATTCTCTATTTCTAAAATAGCACCATCAGTCTCGGAGTCTATTAACCAATAGAATCCTTCTTCTTTAATAATTTTAATGATTTGATTGTATTCTGTATAAGTCTTACCGTTATACTTTAGTTCTTGAAAATTCATAATTTAATAATTATTTACATCTTTATATATTCGACATTTTTTATAGAAAATTATACCGCCCTCTTTTTTTTAATAAAATCGACTATGTAAATAAAAAAAATTATTTAAAATTAAAAAACCGGGAAATATCCCGGTTTTTTAATATATTAACTATTTCCTGTTTTTTTCCTTATTTTGAAAGGTTATCAAGGTAATATTTCTCTTTTTTACTCAAAGAATCAATTCCATACTTTGTGATTTTTTCTAAAACTGAATCTAATTCGAACTGAATTGGCTCATCAGTTAATTCGAAAGAATCCATAAATAATAATCCAAGTTTGAAAGATTCCATAAAGATTATGTTTCCTTTATCTTTCTTAGTTGTGAATGCTATAACTTCAATACCTTTTAAGTAAATTTTAGCGAATCCCTTTTTCTTATTGTTTAAAACAATATCATAAGATAAGTTTAATTCATTAGAAACTTCTTTAAGTTTCTCGTTGTTGAATTTAGTAAGGTCGATGCAAATTATGTTGTTTTTCATAGTGGTTTGTTTTATTTAATGATTATAATACAATATAAGGATAATATACCAAGTAACCTAATTTTTTATTACTTTTCTTTATTATTAATTCATTATTATTGTTTCTATACACAATATAGTAATTATATATTGATAAACCTAATTTTTATAGATAAATATCAATAAAAATAAAAATAGAGTATGTAGAAATAATATATAATAAAAAATAATACTCTTTTATGAAGTATCTATCAAGTAGAACTGAATACTTAAAGTCAGCAAAATATAAAGTCGTTAACGAAGCTGTTGTTTCAGGAGCAGGACCATTCGCCAATGATATAGCATGGGGAGACTCATTATTAGGAAGAATGTTACACTCATTTGCTAGAAAGGCTCAAATAGGAATAGATTTAGTTAGAATAGACTCTGTTATTAAAAGACTAAAAACACAATTTGATTATTTAGTAGATACTGCTAAATTAAACGGAGCTGAGATTGATGAAGCAACAAATAAAGAAATTGATATGTTGTCTATTTCTATTTTAATAGGGAAATTAATAAAAGCAATAAAAGAACCTGAAGCGGAAGGTAAAAATCATTTAGATGAAATAATAAGAGTTACAACTGAAACTATTTATGCAATAACAGAAGTGGTATTATACTCTGATGAAAGTGAAGGTGATAGACAAGAAGTTTTAGAAAAGTTAACTGAATTTTTAGCAGAACTTAAAGAAATGGAGGAAACTGATGATGAGGAAACTGATGATGAGGAAACTGATGATGAGGAAACTGATGGTGAAAAAATACCTTATCAACTTTATATGGCAAATATAAAATCCATATCTAGTATATTAGAGTCTTTTAAGAAGATTAAATCAGTAAGGTCATTACCAGCTCCAAAAGAAGT